TCAAGACCCCCACGTGGGTCATCTTCACCTCGCAGAACCCGGACAACAAGCAGCTCTCGCCGGTCGAGAACGCTTCCCTGCTGGTTCAACTCAAGCGCAACCTGACGGATCTCGGTTACGTCTACGAAGACGTCTTCGGCCAGTACGGCGGAAAGGGAGAGGAGGGGGTCATCCTTTACCCGGTGGCCGAGGTTACCCGTGACCTAGCCGCCCAGATCGCTCGCTACTACGGTCAAGAATCGGTTCTTACTCACGAGGGTCTCGTCTATCAGGACGGCTCTTGCAACCCGATCGTTGACTGGAGCTTTCCGCTTACTCAACCGGAAGACGACTACACGCTCCTACGCAGCACCTACGTTCGGGCCAACATCAACTTTGACGTTCTGCTCTAATGACCTGCCTCCTCAACAAAGCCGCAATTAAAAAATACATGATCGAGCGGTCCAAACAGCTTCGCCCCGGACACCCGTTTACGCGGGTCTCTGCCGAGACACTTGTTGAGCTCGATTCTTTACTCCGCAATATCTGTGACTCAGCCATTCGCCGGCAGCCCGCATGCGGCACAACGATCAGATTTTAATATGGAAACAGCACACGCCAAATACGGCCCCTCTGGGGCTCAGTCCCGGGACATCTGCCCCGGCCACAAAGGTAACCCCGGCAGCTCTGAGGCCAGCGAGCAAGGCGACCGCCTGCACGCGGTCTGCGAACACAACGGCGACGAAGACGCGGCTGCCGTAACCTATACCAAGGCCAAGAAGAAGGCTTGGATTCCGCTTGAGAAAGAAGAATGGGAATGGGTCAACATGGCTCTTGAATATGTCCGCAGCCTCCCGGATACCGACTTAAAAACTGAGCACAAGATCAACCTTACCCCTCTTGGTTTTGAGGGCATGGATTTTGGTACCGCCGATCGCGTTAGCTTCACGCCCTTCGGGCTGGGGATGCACATGGTTGATTACAAATTCGGTTGGGGAGCAATCACAGACGTGGAAAAGAATTTTCAGTTTATGATTTACGCCCTCGGGCTCTTCAATGAGTTCCCTCAGGTTGAGTCGATTACGGTTCACATGGTGCAGCCTAAATTAAACACCCTTGACTCGCACAAATGGGTACGTTCGGATATTGCTCGCCTTGATTCGATTGTTCGCGCCAGCCACGACCGCGTCATCCAGTGGGAGCAAACCAATGACGTGTCCCTGCTCCGAGTTGACCCCATCAACTGCGAACGCTGCCGGCATCAAGGTCGCTGCCCTAAGTGGCAGGAGCTCGGCATCGCCACCGTGTCCGCGGTCGAGGATACCGGTATCACCAAGTACGAGGAGCCCAAGGAGCAGCTCACGCCTTCCATGATCCCGGCCCTGATCAGCCAGAATTGGGACGTGGCTTCCGCGGACCCGGTCCGTGTGGCACAGTTCCTCGCCTGCATCCCGGCGATGGAAGCATTCTTTACGAAGTTCAAGAAGTACGCGCTCGAAGTGAACGAGCAGGTCGGTGAACTTCCCGGATTTTCGGTGGTGAGTACCGCCGGAAAAAGCGACCTCATCAGCCCGGTCGATGTCGTCAAGGTTGTATCGGAGAAATTCGATGTGACCGCCAACGAAATCATCGGAACGATGAAGCCGTCATTGACAGAGCTCAAGGCGCTGGTATCGTCCCGAGCCCCACGAGGTGACAAGGCCAAGTATGCGGAGGCGGTCGTAGAGGCCCTCTCCGATCAAGGTCTGATCCTCAAGAGCTCAGGCACCAGCTACCTGAAGCGCAAGTCAGTACCCAAAACAAAATAACACAAACTATGTCTAACAAATACACTGACGAACAATACGAAGCATTGCTTGCGGAAACGCAAGGGTTAGAGACTATCGCATACAAAGCCTATCGACTCGCGAGAGATTACGGCGGAAGAGATTGCAATGATTGCGGCGAGCAAGGTTGCGATTTTTGTGATCGCTTAAACGAAATTAGATTTTCTTTGGATTAACCAAGGAAGAAACAAAGTAGAAACAACAAACTAGGAAACATAGTATATGGCACGTACCGAACTAAAACCACTGGGCAAGCCCCAGTCCCCTGCAGCCTCCACCGAGGCTGCTCCCGCACCCCGCAAGTTGGGGGAAGTCAAACCCACCCCCAAAGTCGGCCTAAAGCCTATGGCGCCCAAGGTCGCTCCGGCTCCGGTCGAAGTTGAGGCTGTGGCAACAACCACCGACATTGAGATCGTCCACGGCGACATTCTTGAGGGTACCTCAGCACCCGCTACCGCGACTCCCGTTTCTCAGGAAATTGTAGTGCGCGAAGAAGCCCCCATCGCTGTCGTCTCAGCCTCCGCCCCGGCCTTCGTGCTGGGTCAGGTGACGGGGCCCATCGACCAGACCGACATCTACCGCCCCCGCCTTGAGCTTTCCCAGTCCGTGGGACCTCTCATGGACGCCGGCTTCGCCCCCGGCCAGATCGTTCTGGCCAAGGAGCACGCAATCTGGGCGGAGGGATACGATCCTCTCAAGGTGACCCTGCTGGCCTCGCGCAAGCAGTTCATCGAGGACGTACCCTACGGCAGCGGTCAGGAGCAGCGAACCTTCAACTCTCCTCAGGAAGTGAAGGCCGCGGGTCTCTGGACCGAGTGGCACGACCAGACCCCTCCCCCGGTGTTCCCACGCCTCACCTGCGTGGCGCTCATCGAGAAGCCCGACTTCGTCGAGGGTTCTGAGGCGTTCGGTATCGAGCTGCTGGGCAACCTCTACGCGATCGCTGAGATCCGTTGGGACGGTGCCGCCTACAGCCGCGCTGCCAAGACCGTGCTCACGGCTGCCTCTGGCATCCTTGGCAAGGGCCTTCACCGCGGCGTCTGGAACTACTCCTGCGAGCGTGCGAAGCTCAAGGTCAACACGGTGACCGTCCCGGTCATCAAGTTTGGCGGATTCCACAACGAGGAGTTCATCAAGGCCGTCAGCGACCTCGCTTGGTAACATGGAAGTCACCTGCACACACCTTTCAGCGGTGCGTGGCGAGGTGAGAGGCTATTGGGAGTGCCGGGTCTTAGCCCCGGCGCTCCTCTGGGCCTTCCCAGCGCTTACACGAGCTCGCTGCAAAATCGACTATACCCACGAGGAGTTTGAGACCAACCGGCCATCATTCTGGCCCGCTGCGGTCAAGGACGCTCCGTTAAATGTCGAGATGCCCACACACTCGGACCATCCGGGGCTCCGTAGTCTTCGTGACGAGGCCGATCGGTGCTGGGATATGGCCTACGACCAAATGCACGACCGGGGTCAATGGCTCCGGCTTATGGGGGCGGCCCCTTGCATGGCCAACACTCTTTTCCTGCCGTTTCAGGAAATTGAATTAGTTCTCCGATTTGAGAACACCGTAGAAAAATTTGAAGAATTATTGAACGAACTTTGTAACGAAAACGGATACCCGGAAACTCGACTATTAGGCTACTCGCTATGCAACCAAACAATCTATCAACCCAAAATCCCTGCGCCCGAGTGGGTGCTCAGACTCCTGTAAAAAATGAAATTACTAAATATGCTGCCATTGATTTTGAAACTACTTACCACAAAGGCCAAGTTGATATTGGTACGTTGGGAGTTTGGCATTACCTACGCCATCCTCGCTGCACCATTTATATGGTCTCTGTTTACACGGAGGACGGAGCTTTTGTGGGTCAACCTGCAGATTTTGATTTTGAAAGCATTCGTGATTGCGAGTGGGTTTCCCACAATGCAGCTTTCGATCAGGAAGTCTACATCCGCCTTCAAGAACTTGGGTTAGCACCTGACTGGATGCCGCGGAAGTGGCATTGCACGGCCAACATGACGGCGTTCTTCGGCGCCAGCGACCGTAACCTCGCTGACGCTGCCCGCGTTCACTTGGGTCTGGACCTGAGCAAAGACGTGCGCGACGCAATGAACAAAAAGACGTGGGACGAAATTCGTGCCGACGATAGATTTCTTGAAGAGGTCAAGCAATATGCTCTCCGGGACGCCGAGGTCTGTTACCAGCTATGGATGGCCAAGAAAGACGAATGGCCAGCCCGAGAGCAGGAACTAAGTGCCCTCACCATGCACCAAGTCCGCCGCGGGCTTCCATGCGATCAGGAGTACCTCGACGAGTCGATCAAGGCCCTTTCGGTAGCTTCGTTTGAGGCCGTGCAGCGGCTTCCTTGGGCCGAAGGGGATGAGGAAAAGGCGCTATCGGACATCCTTTTTGCCGCGGAGTGCCGCAAGATTGGTATCGAGCCGCCCAAGAGCAAGGCCAAGGGCAGCGTCGAAGCACTTGACTGGGAAGAAGCCCACCCCGAGATTAACTGGATCGCCGACCGACGAACCTACCTGCGTGCGAATCTACTGCGTACCAAACTTCTGGTCATGAGGGATCGCATCCGGGACGACGGTAGGATCCATTTTGGTACCAAGTATTTTGGTGCCCATACTGGACGCTGGAGTGGCGATACCAAACTCAACGTGCAGGGATTGACCAAGGAAACTCTGCACGGCGCCAATCAGCGCCGGGTAATCTGCGTGCAGGACCCGACCAAAAAACTCGTGATAGCTGATCTATCACAGATCGAGCCACGGGTGCTTGCTTGGGTTGTAGGCGACTGGCCGTTCCTCGAGATTTGCCGCACGCAATCGGTATATGAGGCGCATGCACGCCTTACGCTGGGCTGGGGTGGCGGAATCCTAAAGAAGGAGAACCCTGCTATGTACCAACTCGCCAAGGCTCGTGTTCTGGGGCTCGGTTATGGCTCCGGACCCACTACTTTCAAGGAGTTTGCTAAAGTCTACGGCGTCGATTTGACTCCTCAGGAGGCCAAGAAGACGGTGAACGATTTCCGCACCAAGGAATGGCGTATCGTTGACTTCTGGAGTCAACTCGACACCGATCTCAAGCTCAGCGCCAAGCGCGAGGAAGATTACACAGTCCCCCTACCCTCCGGGAGGGATCTCGTCTACCGTGGCTGCCATTTTGCCAAAACCTCGACCGGCAAGACCAATGTCAAGGCGCGGATGGGCGGCGGACGCTGGGGGTTCACGTGGGGATCCAAGATTGCCGAGAATGTCATTCAGGCTATTGCCCGGGACGTTTTCTGTGAGTGTCTTTTAAGGCTTGAAGCTGCTGGACTCACGAGTATCTTTACCGTCCACGACGAGGTCATCCTCGAAGTCGATAAATCCGTAACTACTCAAGAAGTCCAAGAAATCATCAAAATAAATCCAGAGTGGATGCCCGACGTTCCGCTTGATAGCGAGGCCGAGGAGTCAGACTACTACAAAAAATAAACCGATGAAGTTACCCTGCCTTACCAACCTAGCGCAAACCGACACGACGGAGCTTGTTCCGTGGGAATTTCGTCCAAATGCTTTTCCCACGACCAACGCCAACGCTTACAAGACGTGGCGTAAACAGCCTAATACCGAGCACCTGTTTTACAGCGGGATCGTAGGCCAAGCCCCGAACATACGGGTTTCCGAGAATAATCCGCCTCGGGAGATTCGCGCTATCATTGCCGATTACGATGCTGAAATCAGCGACGCAGCCCTAGACGAAGGTATCTCACGCAGCGAAAAATACTACGAGCCTACCTATTACCATCGCACCCCGACTTCCGGAGGTATCCGCTTAATCTGGGAACTCGAGCGTCCGCTCCTGCTGCCGAATTACGACGTAGCAAAGCGGTTCTTGAAAATAGCTGCAAAGTACCTTCACGCAAAGGCTCTGCTGGCCGGATACGACGAACAGGCGTTTGAGAACCCTAACCTCTACTACGATGTTGGGCATTCTTGGGGCGCGTGTCAGGGCACTCCGATCCCGTGGGTCGATGTCTGTGGGTGGCTGGTCAAAGTGAGCGAAAAGGCCAAGTGGGTCGGCGACACAATTCCGATGGAAACCCTTGCCGCCGAGGTTCAGGACCGATTCCCGGGCCGTTGGCAGGGAGAATTTGTCGAAGGTGCCCGCGGGTGCCGTTTTTGGGACCCAACCGGCGACAATCCAACTGCGGCGATCGTGCGCCCGACCGGCATGCAGTGCTTTACCGGACTCGAGCCCTTTGTTCCTTGGTCCGCCATTTTTGGCCGCGGATTTGTTGAGAAGGTGTCCGCCCGCAAACTTGGTGAGATGCTCGATGGTATCTGGTACGATGGCGACAATTATTGGATCCAAAGCCCGAGCGGTAAGTGGGAAGCCCACGCCGAGCGCGAGATGTCCCGCCACCTAAAGGTGTACAACGGCCTCTCCGCGGATAGGATTGAGGGGAAAACCTTCAGTGAGGTAGACGAGGCTCTGCATCTGATCGGGCAGAATTGCCGCGTCAATGGGGTCGCGCCGTTTATCTTCCAGCCCTCCGGACCCATTGACTTTATGGGAGAGCGCGTGCTTAATATATGCAACGTCAAGGTCGTGACCCCCGCGGATAACGCGGGAGCGTGGGGAGAGAATTTCCCTTGGCTGGGCAAGTTCCTGAAGGAGCTATTTGAGCCGGATACCCAGCTTGAATATATGCTGGCGTGGCTCAAGCGATTCTATTGCAGCGCCCGCGATGGAAAGCTCCTGCAGGGTCAGGCCGTGTTTTTGGCCGGCGACACTGGCCGAGGAAAGACGTTCTTTTCCAACCGGGTTGTGGGCGCCATTGTAGGCGGGCACGCCGACGCCTCCCAATACCTGATGGGAAAAACTACCTTTAACAAGGACCTCTTTCATAAGCCGTTTTGGACCGTGGATGATGCTCTCCCGGGGGACAACAACCAAGACCACAAGGCGTTTTCAACAATGGTCAAGCGGGTCACCGCAAACAACATGTTTGAGTTCCACGCGAAGTTCCGGGACGCCTGTCAGGTGGCTTGGAGCGGTAGGGTCATGGTGACCGGTAACCTTGACGCTGACAGCCTGCGTATTCTGCCCGATCTTGATACCTCAATCCTTGACAAGCTTCTCCTGTTTAAGGCTGCCCCGAGGGTCTCTCATTTCCCGGAGAAACACCAGCTCGAGGCTATCGTGCGGCAAGAGCTGCCTCATTTTGCAGCTTGGCTTATTGAGTATACCCCGCCAGATAACGTCATGGACGCCGACCCGCGCTATGGTGTGGCCCGCTATCACCATCCGTTCCTCAAACAGGCTGCCGGCGAGTCCGGGGACGCCTCGACAGTACGCGAGTTGATTCAGATTTTCATGAAGGATCACCCACGCGACTTCGAGGGTACCGCAGTCGAACTGATGCAGCTACTGCTGGTGGACGACGTTGCCAAGCTCATGCTCGGAGGATCCGGGACCAACCGTGCCCGCTGGATGAGTATCCAACTAGGAAAGCTCGAGGCCAAAGGCGACGGGTTCGTCGAGACCGTCGGCTACCGCAACCGCAACAAGGTATGGCGAATCAGGAAGGCCGCTTAGGAAGCGCTGGAACCCGATGCAACAAAGTTGCTGTAATTTACATCCCTTGGGTAATGGACGCTTCCGCGGGGCTTGTACCCGTCGATGTCTTTCCTAAGTTGCGCCAGACGGGTATACCCACGCTCAACCCTTCCGAGTTCGTCCGTGAAAAAGCAATACTTCTTGTGTAGAGTGTCCTTGTAGATTTGGACACCGTTATACACTTCAGAAGGCACCAAAAATCGTTTTTGGATGCCATACTGGGTGGCGTTGAAAAAGAAAGCTTGTTTACGGTAGCGCATAGGGGTGAGGGTTGTTGCGATCAACGTATGACATCGCAGGATGCGAGGTCAACTAGAAAGTGCTTCTTCTACTGCATCTCCCGCAGCCTGTACCCAATCTTCGTGATCCTCCCAGTCCCGACCCAGTGCTTTGGCGACGATTTTTTCGACTTCAATCGCTACCGCATGCTGTCTGTGGTAGGGAGCGTCGGGGTGATCTCCCGGCTCGGCAAGCTCTGGGTGTTCAATATCCCACTTAGAAACGTCCTCTTCGGCAACTCCATCTTCCCTGCACAGGAAAGCCTCGACCATCTCGTGGAGGGCCACTAGGAAGGCGCTGCGGTCGTTCTTTTCATGCTCAGCAACGACTACGTGCAGGTGACCGTCCTCGTTGAATACCCAGTCACCCGTAGTGGGGTATCTCAGGCACTCAGGGGCTTGAGTTTTAAGCGTTATCTTCACTTCCCGTGTCGTCGAACATGTTGAGTCCGAGCTTTTCCAACCGATCACACTCTTCTTTGATTGAGTCGATCGCAGACATCTTTGCTTCGAGGTAGTAACCGGTGACCTGCTCGGCATTCTCAACGGCGTCATCAAGTGCTTCCTTGAGAGTGTCGCCAAGACCAATGACAGCTCCGACTTCAGGTAGGCCGCAAGCCTGCGGAATGGCATAATAAACGCCGTCAATGCAGGTCGCGTTGCGAAGTTTGACGCGATCACGCAACTCATCGGGGAAACTAACAGGTTGCCACCCCTTGTCTGCCCACGAGCTGTGGAGCATAATTTCAGCGCCGTATTTCGCGGTGGACTCGGGTTCGATAACGATACCGTTAGCTCCGGCCCAGACACACTCAGCAAGATTGCTGTACTGCTCCTGATAGAGCTCGTTGGGAGGCGAGGGGGCGCGGGCGCATAAGTCGATCATGTAGGGGTCCATGTCTTTACCGACGCGGACCTCGGTAGACATAAACCCGCGCCAGTTATAGGCGGCGAAAACAGGCTTCATCCGGGTGTTAAACCGAGTAACCACCTCGGGGATGTCCTCGTACTTCTTGAAGATAGACGCAAATCCCACGTCTTTGATTTCAATGCCGGAGATCGTGTGTTTAGGGTAATGAGCCTCGCCGGCGTCATCGGTGATGACCCAGCAATCGGTCCCCACCTCAGCGCACTCAGGAATAGCCTCCTCGACGGTGAACTCGATCACGTGCTTGAAGGCGCCGAGGTTAAACTCGACCTCGTCAAGCTTGGGCTCAACTTCCTTGTAGTTGGCGCTGTGGAAGGTTTCAAAAGTGCCCCGGAACTTGTCAATCTTGACGTAGACGTTCTCGTTTTCCTTGAGGAATGACCTGAGATTAGCCATTCCCTTGATATGGGTAAATTTGCCGACCGGCATGTCGAGTGCTTTCAGGATCTCCTTCATCCCTTCGCGTTTGAGCTCTAGGCACTCGCCGGTGCGGCTTCCCCAGACCTTTTTACCCATCTTCTCAAGCATTTCCTGCTCGTAGCCAAAATAAATGTCTGGGAAGACAAAGACATCCACGTCATCAAAGTGAGGACCATAAATGCTGTCCACGACCTCGATTCCCTCGAGCCCGGTGCCGATCATGCCCAGATTCATCTTGGCAAAGGCGCTTTCCCAAGGAACGTAGTAGTAGACCTTTTTGTAGGTTTTAGCGAGTTTGATCGCGATTTCAACGAAGAGGCCGTTGTCTACCACGAGGGCGACAACGTCGGAGGGGTCTTTGATTTGGGACAGGTCTGTAGCCATGATTTTACTTCTTTTTGCCGCGGCCCATACGGTGCAGCATGTTAGCTTTTCTCTTCTGAGCGTAGGCGATTGCCACCGCTTGTTTTTGGGGTTTGCCGGCAGCAAGTTCAGCCTTGATATTGGACTTGAAGGCTTCCGGGGATGTCGATGTTTTGAGAGGCATGGCGGGAAGGTAGGTTATTTTGCGTTGTATGACAAGTGATTTAGCGGTATGTGACAATCGGTTTTAAATCGGCTAGAGCCTTACTCAAGTTGTCCAATTCCGGCAGCGCCCTCTGTAGGGGCCAAGCGAGGCTGGTGGATTTTTGGATTCCGGGGTGTGTGGTGAGCCCCTTAACATGATAAATGTCTTTCAGGAAGCCGATTGGTTTGCCGGCGACGCTCCAAGGATAGGAGTAGTGGGTGTTGTCCTGAGTTGGACGGGTTCCTTTTTTGACCTCAAACAGCCCGACCACGGTGTCGTTAGGGAGGTCAAAAATCCAATCTGTGGACAGGTCCCGGGCGATGTCCTGAGGCAAAAGTCCAAGGGATTGTAGCTCTTTCCCGCTGATTGGCAGCTTGCTGCGTTGCATCTGAGTGAGGAAAGGTTCCATGTCGCCAAAATTAAGCTGCTTGGACCGGACGGCATCGGCAAATTTGGTGAAGGAATTTATTTTCTTCCATTTGGCCCGGACATTTTCGTCCATGTCTTTTCCTTTGCTGGCAACTATGGACCCGGCCATTTCTTTGATCTGGGCATCTAGCTGCTTCTGGGTCAAATTCTTTGTATCGCGGGCCTGTTCCATCGCTTCCACGTATCCGAGCTGCCCAGTGGGGTTTTTCAGGTGGTTGATAGGACTCTGGAGGGTGACCGCGACAAGAACACTGTCGGTGCCGTGCTTTTCGGCGAGCTTGTCTACGCGGTTGGCAAAGGTGGAGGCAGGACCCTCGTTTGAGAAAGCCCAGACGCCACGGTTGAGAAGAGTCATGTGCTCAGGCCCTCCCTGCGCCTCGACGCTCAACTTTTTCTTGCTGTCGGTAGGCCCGACATACTTGGTACCTACGCCCATACGATCAGCCGGGAGAGCAAACATTGGTTTGTCGGCGTAATCCTCTAGGTTGATCCGCTGCGAGGCCGGCAGAAAGTTGACAAGAATCTTAGGTTTGGCAACAAAATCGGCCTCGGGGTTTTTCACAATCACGTGACCCTGAAGATCCACACGAGGCTGTTCTTCCTTCGCCTGTGTGGGCACGATGGTCGAGTCAATCACGTAAGGAAACTCCTTGCCGTTCTCATCCTCGAGCATGACGGCGTTCATGCCATGCAGGTCCTTGATCTTGATACCAAGCTCATCATTGACGTATTCCATCGGCAGGGTGCGACGGAACCCGATCATCTTCATGAGGTCGTCGGTCTCCGGTACCGACAGGCCGCGTTTGATCTTCAGGAACGGCTGTGACACCTCGGAGTATAGGCCGGCAGGCCACTTGGTGCCGTCAATGTCCACGCCACCGCTACCTTCAACATTCTGGAACCCGCGGAAGGTCAATGCCGCCTTGGGGAAGAGCGTGTTGTGGATCTGCAGCGAGTCAAAATAGTCTGCCCACGTTGGGTAGTAGGGATTCGGGGTGCGCTTGACAACGTTATCCCCGAGAGGGAAAGAAACTTGGTGCTCACCGCCGGCCTCAGATCCGTCGAGCTGCCATTGCTTGAAAAAGGCATCCGGATCCCGCATGAGACCATTTTCTTCCGCATGCTTGCGGAGAGCGGCCTCTTCTACCTCTTTCCGAGGAGCTGTTCCCGAGGTTCCCGGTACACTTTCTGCACCTGAGCCTTGCGCTCCTCTGGCGACAGACGCAAGCCCGCCGAGAAGTCGATTCCGGTCTTCTTGGCTTTGGCCTCCAGCTTGGATGCCAGCTGCTTTAGCTTCGGTGTTACTTTCAGTTTGTTGTTCATCAGTGGGTAAAGATTCGTTGGTTTGGGTTCCCTCGTCAACGCCTTTTTTGGCGGGGAGGTACCGAATGTCGTTTGACTCCGGGTTGAACCGCTGCGAAAGCGGGATCAGATTGCCTTGGTCATCGTAGGTTGCGGGGTCTGCGGATTTAACCTGCTCTGGATTAAATATCACATAGGAAGTAGATCCCTTGTCCTCAAACTCATTCTTATACTCAAGGCCATCATATCCCTCCTGCTTTGCTTTTTGCATGGCAACTTGCCAATCATTTCCTTGGTCTCTAACTTTTTTTAAGTTTTTCAATGACAAATATGCTTTTGTCATAACTCCCAAATCATCCACTTCTGAATCTTGATTCATGTGCATTTCTGCAATGCTATCATAAGCATTTTGTATGGCGGCTTTTTCAGAACTAAATCCATCTGTAAAGTCAAAGCTATCAAAGCTATTGGTTGACCAATGCCACAACCCAGTATCAGGGTCTTTATCTGCTTTTATAGAAGCCCTTTCGTCATCTGGTTGCTTATCATAAGCCCTCTGCCTTGCCGCTTCTTCAGATCCAAAGTGCATACCTTGCTGTGTTTTTGGAACGGCGTCATAAGATGGATCAAAATGACCATGATGATAAACAGGCCCAATAGAATACCCAGCCTTTTTCGCCGCCTCATCAACCAGCCTCTGCGCTTCCTCCGTATCACCAGACTCAATAGCCTTGGCGTGAGCCTCGTCTAGCTTGGCGGGGAGGTAGCGGATGTCAGCGTTTTCCGGAGAATACGTACCCACGTTGCCGGTAGCAGATTTTACCTGCTTAGGGTCAAAGACAAATATGCCCGTTTTATCTTCCTCAGGTCCGTACTCGTAATCGTAATACGAATCGAACCCGGCTTTTTCCATCCGGGGTTGATTTTTCTCTAGGTGAGAAAAGTCTGTGATCGTTCCGGGAGGTAACCCGATCTTCCGCATGTGATCAGGATTGTTAGCGTCGAAGATATTTTTTGCTTGTAAATATACGGGGACGATGACAGGAGTCTGTTTTTGATCTGGCTCCATCTCCAGATCATCCTTGTAATCTTCTATACTTTTGTTCGGATCGTAGGCTTCTTCAGATTCCGCTTGCCATCCTAATGCCGCTCGATTCGCAAACTCGTCCGCAAACTCAGGCTTGAAAGCAAAGAACGTAGTACCCTTTTGGAACTTGTTAAAGCCTCGATCCGTGCCGTGATACATCACGCGAGGCTTGCCTTCTTCGTCTACGACTTGGCTCTCACCGAACCATTTTTTGAACTCAGGGGAGCTGGTCTTTCCGGCTGGCAAGAAGCTAACCCCAAACTCCTTTGACTGCTTGGGTCCGGTGAAAATTTCCCGACCCTGCTGCACCTCGGTCAGCTTAGTCGGCTTATAGAGGGCAACTGCATCGAAGGAACCGTTGAACTTCTTGGGGCTGAAATATCCAGCAAATCCCGCCTTTTTGATCCTGTCATCTCGCTCTTCCCGGTTAAGGATTCCGTTCACGCCAAGCGGATCCTTGCTCAGGTCATACAGGCTGTTGCCATCGACTTTGGCGACATACGGGGTCTTTCCGCGCATCGAGGCTTCGTAATTCTTTCCGTTGTTCAGGTAGAAATAGGTCTTGTACCCGCCCTGCAGGTCCGTGGGGGTGGCAATACCTTTACCAAACTTCTTGGGGTCGGTTACTTTAAGCCCTGACGGCCCAAAGTGAACCAGATCGAGCTCCCCGCCGACGCTGCCCTCCTTTTCCTTCGAGGGGTGCTGGACGGTGAGTTTTTTGGCGGGGAGATAGTTAATGCCCGGAGCAACCTTACTGGTCATCGAAAAAGTATTTTCTCCTGTGGGTAGTTTTTCGGAGGTCTCAAACAGGGTTTCTCTTCTATTTGTAGAAGCTTTGTTTGTAAGCCCCACCAAATCGGTAAGGTCGTGCTGTTGGGCAAACTTGGCTATTTCTCGATACAACGCTTCGCCAAATCCGGGGTATTCTGATTTCCTTTCGGTATGGTTAATCCCGAGGATACCGGGATAATCGTCGGGTAGCATTTGAACTTCAGCCTGTGCCGTAGGTTCTATGCCTTTATCTTCAGGGGATCGGAGATAAATTGTGGTAATTCCGTTTTTCTGATGGTCATAAGAGGACACCTCATACTTCGGCAATCTAGCCTTCATCTCGTCGAGCTCTTCCTGAGTCGGCACCGGCTTGGTCTCGCCTTTGGCAGGTAAAAAGCTTGGTCCCGGCTTGGTCCCGGCTTGGGCCTGTTTCTCGGCTGCGTCAATAAACTCCTGAGGAAGCGCGATGTTTTTCTGCTCAGCAAACGGACGCTCGGTGACAGGCACGTAGCCTTTCTCGCCCTTCTTGGCGATATTTCCGCTTTCATCCCGGAGATGCGGGCCGTAGTTGACCCAGCTATTCTGGGCCAGAGTCTCGGCAGCAAGAGCCGGCTTGGCGGCGTCAGAGAACATGCGGCTGTGCTCCAGATAGGCGTTGAACTCGCCCTTCGGACCAAACTCGTAGCCATTTGCCCCGTGACCAACGATGTCGTGCACAACGCGGAACACGTCGTTGACGGGCACGTTCTCGGCGCCGTTGAAATTGACACCGGAGTCCTGCAGCATCGGGTTTTCGGCACGCATTTTGCCGGTAATGCCGCTGCCGAACCCACTCTCGGTCGTGTAGTAATACAGGTGCTTGTTGTCCCGGACATCCTTCATCATCTCTGCGGAGTTGGCGTAGGGCTGGCCCTCTCCGGTCCAAGGGGTGGCGGTGTATCCGGCCTTTTGGAAAGCCTTCCATTGGTCAACGACCTCGTTGGCAAGGGCTGTGTAAGCCTTCTTGACCTCGGGCTTCAAGGGCTCGTTCTTGGCGGTCTCGTAATGGTCGGCAATGCGCTTGGCAAGCTCCTCGTTGACCGGAACCGCTTGACCGTGTGGACGGTACTCCATACCGGCACTTTTTACGTATTCTTCGGAAATACGCTGCACGTCTTGGTTTGAAGCCCGCACCGGCTGGGCATACGGGGTACGCTGCTCAGGACCAACGTAGCTGGCCTTGACTGCCCCGAGAGCCTTGAGAATCGGGTTAGTTTCTTCCCCCGCGGGTTTTGCCGGTTTAACGGACTCTTTGGGCAAGAAATTGTTGTAAATTGCGTCAGGATTGAGTTTGACTCCCGGTACCGGAGAGTCGGCAATATCCATGATCGAATCGAGTCGAAAAGAACGGAGGACGTTGTCCGCCATTCCTCGCTTTTCTCCTCGCTTGGTGGGAATTATAGTGCGGTCGGGGTTGATCGCACGGGTATTTGCGTTGGCAAAGTTCAGGAAGTCGTTAAACACATCCCGCTTCTTTTTCGAGATTTCAGGATCTTTGTCCAGCGCCGTTTCATTTGGGATTCCGGAGGCTTGATTGGGCAAATACTCGCCAACGAATTGGTCGTACATCGCCTGAGAGTCCCCGTTCCACAGGTCAAAACGACCGGGAAGACGCTGCTTCCACAAGCGGAATTTGTTATGAAGTGCATCCCATGACAACGCCGTGCCGGTGAAGTTGCCGTCTTTCGAGAAATGCATCCCGATCCACTGAACGTCCCGTATTGTGGGAGCGGAAGAAACATATTCGCCATTTTTCCCAACGTGGGTTGAATAGTCGATGTTTTGTCGCTGCCCCCGCTGGATTGCGTTGTTAATCTCGAAAATATGGTTCTTGACCTTGAGAGGAACAATACTCTCGGGCAGGGCTTGGATCGCTGCGATCTGATCGGGGGTAAGCGTTCCGCGGAAGCTAAGGTTGTCTTCGCTATACGCCTGCATCCCTCCCGGCTCACCCTTATAGGCGTTGGTAATCGCATCGCGGATAAGCTGTGACCGGCTCTTTAGAAGCTTCTTTACGTCTTTTCGGCTGTTCCAGACTGGGGTTACGCCGTCCGGCTCGGTGACTATCTGGTGCTCAAAAATGATTTGCCCGCCGGGAGGTACGACGACTCCCGGAGGAAGCTCGGGAGGTCGGTTACCAAACCCATTTACCCGACTTGCAGTGCCGTCAGGCTTGAATTGCCAAGTACCTTCAAATGCCGTCGGGTCCGTGATGTCAATCGGCTTGGAAACTGGGTTTCCGTCGGCATCGAGAATGACAGCGCGGAGCTGGGTCTTTACCAGCCCAGAATTTTTTAAGTAGCGATCCGACAAAAGAGGATTTGTTGAGACCTCTTTCTTTGACATCCTAGGGGCCTCGCGGGTTTCCCCGGAAACGGCACCGGTTTCGTCCACTGCTGTAGTAACTCCGCCCAAATCGCGCATGGACTGAATCGCTTGGGAGACTGCCGCACGAACCTCGGGGGTAAGAGACTCGCCAACCCCGGAAGCTGGGTGCGAATACAGAACATTCCGCGGGTCTTCCCCTCCGCTGCCGAGCACCTTCAGGATTAAGGCTTTTATCCTTTCGGACTCAACCTTGGTGCGTGCCCATTGACGCACATTTTCAAATGCTGGGGACCCGTTGACAAAAGATTTCTCGAACCCCTCTCCCAGAGTGTCGGCGATTACCTCACTACGCATGCGTTCGACGACTTTTTGGAAATCAAGCTGATCCGGACGTTGCTCATCTAAAACCCCCATTTCTCGACCAAGATTGAGAATTTCTGGGGCAGACATCCCGTATACATATTTGTTGATGAACATCTGATAAAGCTTGCCCTCGTCGAGCAGCCCCGGAATCGTCCGCAGTGTCTCCCCGTTGACCCCCTTGACGGTTCGGCTGAATAGTTGGTCAATAACCCCCGCCTTGTCGATTACGGCCTTTACTTGGGGGATCTTTTGCGCGGCTTCGCCAACCTCGTGATAGAGCGTCTCAATCACCCCACGCGGGTTGTTCATCAGGTTGCCTACGTTGATCGCAATAGTGGGTCGGGCGGGATCCATTCTAATCCCAGATTCGGGGGTCGAAACAAACCCGCGCTGCTGCGCGGAAGTAAGTGCCCTCTGCCTAGCTTCCTCTCCCTGCCCCCGAGCAATCATCATCTGAAGCTCAGGAGAATGCTGTAAGAGTTTTTCAGCAATCTGATCAGTGGTGAGGAACTGGAAAGAAACGTTTTCCTGACCGGCTTTATTAGTTCCGTTTAGGAAATTGCTCATCCGTGCAGCGGCAAGATTGAACTGGCGACCAAACTCGGCCATCGTGGCTGGGTTGGTTGTCAGGGCTTGGTTAAGCTTGCGCTGGTGGAAATCGACGATATTTTGGCTGTCAGCAGCAATTTTGGACCATCTGGCACGCTGCTCGGGAGTGGCGCTTGGGTTATTAGTTTGAGCTTGCGAGTCGGCGGCGGTATTACGGGCTCGAATTACGGCTTTCCGCAGCTTAGCGAGGTGCATCATCCACAGGCGGGAAGCGCTGATATTCGTCCGAGACTGATCGTCTAGCCCGCGGTTAAAATTGTTTACCTCTGCGGCCTCTTTTCCGGCCCTCATACGCATCTCCCCGTGTGACTCACCGAGGCTGTGGCCGAACAAACCGGGAGCCGCGCTCATCAGAGTACCGAATGCAACCTGCTCGGGCATATCTTCGGAAGGCGTATCATTAAGTAGGCCCATCGCATAGGCAAGGGTTGCCCCGTGGACATTCTTGAGCGCCAGAGGCACCGCATTCTTGGCGATAAAGTCTGCCCCGTCGCGCCCGAGAGCTTTTAAGAAAGTATCGCCGCCAAAAAGCTTCTTGGCAGCTTTTGAAGAAGTTTCGGCAGCCCCGGCAGCTTTCATGACATCCGAGGGGAGGGCATTTTTTCCGCCAAAAAGCTCGGCTGCTTGATCAAGCGAACGTACAACGCCGGCACCTTCGGCAAGGCCCTTCAAACCAAGCGAAAGGCCCAGACCCTCAAAAAACCCTGCCGTTCGGTGTCCCTCCCCGCTGGTTGCAGCGCCGAGCCCAGCCAACGAAAGGGGGACCGCCGCGTGACCGGTAAATTTTTCGATAGCATTTGCGGTGTTTTCTCCCCAACCGGCAAGGGTACCGAAGCGAGGGAAGTAGAATAGCGGTTTTGGTGTCTGTCCGAGAGCGGGGGTCTGCATCCCAACCGGAACATATCCCGGCTTCTCGGGAATCTGGCCTACAAGCTTTTGCTCGGCTTCCGCGGCTTGAAGTCGTTTTAGATTTGCGGCTGCTATGGCCTCGGGATCACGACCGGCATTTGCTAGGAGTCTTTCGGTCCCGGCAATGCCCTTGCCAACCATGCCAAGACCTGCCCCGAGCACACCAAACTCTGCGCCGGTGGGAATGTCTGCGGCAAAACGAATTTCTGGCTTTCCGGCTTCGGTATACCCTTTCGCCACAAACTCGGGGGCAATTTTTTCCGCACGCTGCTTGAGCAGGTCTGCGGCATCCTTGTAAACTTCGGCGTTAGCCTGCTCTTCGGTTAATGTTGGGTCTTTAGCCATTTTTTCCGAAGCAGTTTCGGTGAGATGTGTTTTGTACAGAGCTTGGAGGGCATTTGACGGAGCGACCCAGCCAGCTTCTTTAAGCTCTTGCGCTCCCGTAAGAATGTCAGTTCCCATTCGCAGGGCTGCCGTAGGAGCGTAAATCTGCTTACGGGCTTGCTCACGCAGAATTGTCGTGCGATCTAAATCATTTTGGTAAGATTGCTCTGGGGTTTGGTAACCCCGCTCTTCCCGAAGCTTGTCGAGCGAGTTAAACCCACCGGCAGAATGGACCTGCCAGAGATTCTTGAACTTTTCGGGATAAGAAAGAAGCTGATCTCCTGCCGTAATAACGTCGGTTCCCGTTTGGGCAAGATTTTGTCCGTAGGAAATTGACTCGCCGGCTTTTTGGAGTTCTTCTTTGGTTGGTACGGGTTTACCTTCTACAATGTTTTTAGTTTGTAGCGCGAGAACTGGGTCCTCTTCATAAAGAAGCCCCCCCATGATCTGGTTAATGTCATGCCCAACCGCTCCGGCAGCTTCTGCGGTGCCCTGCAGGAAACTCCCAACCCCAGAGGCAACTCCCTTGACATCTTCCCAAATACTCTTCCCCTTTTCGGTCTTTACGTTGCGGTAATCGTAATTGCTCTTGTGGAGATCGAAGGGTAGCTCTATCTCGGGGTGCGCTTCGATAAACTTGTGCCGTTGCTCCACATCGAGAGATCGTAGAAGGTACTCTTCCTGCGTGTTAAGGGGTATGGCGGGGTCCCGGGACATTACGGAACCCTCCAGAGCGGAATACTCAGAAGTACCCCCTTCGCCGGGACGCTTTTTTGGCTCGAGCTTTGCCAGAAATTCGTCCGTATTTTCTAAGAGATTTTTCTTTTGGTCTGGCGGTAGCGGCCCAAGCCCTTCTTGAGCTTTCTTTAACAATTCTGGGTGTGGGGAAGGAGCCCCGAAAAGCTCTGCGTTTAACTCGGAAGGGGTGGGAGACGAGTATCCTCCGGTAAGCTGCCGAGTCTCAAAGAAATCCTTGGTGCCGGCATCCGCTTGGGGGGTCGCGGTGGTAGGTTCCGTCGTTGCGGCAGGTTGGGGAGCAACTTCGGGTTGTACGTCGCCCTCGTCTTTCTTCTTTGGTGACAAGAGCTCAAGGAACTTGTCGGTATCTGTCACCACAGAGGGCGTTGCCATAAATTAAACTATTGGTTCTTCTTTTTAGCGGCAGCTCCAAACCATCCTTGGGGAGTTTTTTCGATTTCCTCCAAGTTTATGATTGAAGACTTGGAGTTGTCGATCTTTTTACGTAACTCAAGCGCGGCGGCTCCATATTGCTCAAGCTGCGATTCGATTTGGTCGGCAGTCTGTTGGTCACCTCGATTGACCGCGTCTTGGTGCTGTAGTTTTAATTTGGGGATTTCGGTTTTGTACCAATCAACGGTATGTTCGGCCTCTTCTTTGGGGATTGGCATAATGTAATCGGTTGGGAGTGTAGAAACTCCTTGGTCCCTTAGAACATCACGATGTCCAGCAACAGCTTGGTTAGCATAACTTGCTTGTTTAGCATAATCTTCCATCATCACGTCCCTCATTTGCTTCATTTGGTCGCGAGACAAAACGTCACCGCCTCCAAATTTTGTATTGAAGAGAGTTTCCCATTTTTCTTTAAGCGACCTAGCCTGCAGGGCCATTTCGGCTTGGGTGTTGGTAACCCTTCCTCCGGATTCAGCCCTAGCAAACATATCTAAAAGGCCAAGTTGGCTAATACCAGCCCCCGGAGATCCCGGCTCTACCTTGTCGTAGTCCGCCATAAAACGGGAAAAGCTTTGCTGCATCCCGTTTTGCCCCAAGAAAAGTTTAATTTGGGGGATGTTGTAGAATTGGGTTCGTTCTTGGTTCAGTGTGTTTTGCTGACGAAGTTTTAACTGCTCTTCGCGTTGACCTTCCACGGTTTTGCGATATGCCTCGGTGGCAGCAAGACGTGGGTCAACTTGTTTGCGAGTTGCAACATATCCGATTGTCCGATCTCCGGTAGTCGGATCGACGCCATCGACTTTCTGAACGTCTCCCGGCTGCCAACCCGGAATGTCACGTTGCGCTTCCTTCCAAGCTTCTTCTTCGGTACGGAAGGCGTGTTTGGCAGGGTGCTGGGGGGCTGCGGCAGGTTGCGCTGAGAGAGCGGCATTCAATCTTGTTTGCCGGTCAGAGGGGTTCAAAATTGCGTGAATTTCAGATAAGCCAAGATTGTTTAGAACTCCCTTCGCGGCATTTGGGTCCGCAAAATTGATAGGCGCTTTGATAGGAGCGTTAAATCCGGCTCTTTCATCAGAAGCCAGTTGTTGGAAAGTAGGCTGGCTGGCCAACATGGTAGGAATGTCTTCAGCCTTTAGTGCCGGTGAGACGGGGAAAGCCGGTACCGGAGTGGTCAAGCTGCCCAAAGGAGCGTTGTCTAATTGGATTTCAGGTGCCGAAGGGGAAGACAGCGGATCTTCTCCCGGCAACGGAGCCTGAGAATCTGATTCTCCGGTAGAAAGATTTTGAAGATATTCTTTCTGGGCGTCATTTAGACCTTCTCCGGAATCCCCGAAATCAACAGTCTTGAATTTGCTGGGGAGAGAACTTTGGCGATTTCTCCAACTCTGCAGATTCTCCTCCTTTTTAGCTTCAAGCCCCAGCCTAGCACCTTCCATCCCGAGACGCTGTTGCGCCATGCCAAGTGTCTGGGCATGCTGGGCCTGAGAGGCAGCCATTTGCTGCTGCTTCATAGCCAGCTCTTCCTGATGCTTCTTCGCTTCTTGCTTGTTCTGGTAAGCAGCGGTGATTCCCTTGCCAATCGCCCCAAGGCCCGCGGCGATGCCCTCGGCCATTGCGGAGCTGGGCTGTTGAATCTTTACGGGCTGCCACGCCATGCCCTGCATGGGCATGTTCAACGCCGGAAGATTTGCCAGCGCCGGCGTTTCTACCGGAACCTGCGGAATCGCAAGATTAAAGCCTGAGGTGTCAAGGGCCATCTACTTTCGAGGGTTAGGATCCCCCGAAAGTGATCCCCTGCGTGGAAGGCATAATTTGGTTAGCTGCGGTAGCCTTGTTCATCGAGCCAGCCGTGGTGGCGGCGGGATTAACCGGGGAAGCACCCACAGGAATCAATGTGTTCGACATGGTTCCGGGAAGGGTGCCTGAGGCTGCCCCAAGGTTGGCGGCAGCTTGGGCCTTGGCGCTACCAAGGTTAAATCCCCCGGCTGCGGCGTTTCCGCCACCTTGGCTGGCCTGAAGATTTGAAGCCGCGGATGCAGCATCCTTGGCGGATTGAACTTGGTTTTGCTGGCCAAGATATTGCTGTGCGGCTTGGCTTCCGGCAGTAGCCTGCCCTTGGGCAGAAGTCTGTTGCGCTGCAGCGGCTGCTTCGCGTTGAGCCTGCAAAGCTGCAGCTTGAGCCGCGGCCTGTGCAGCCTGCTGCTGTTGAATCATTGCCATCATGGCGGCGTCGTTGTTGCCTCCTCCTCCTCCTCCGTGTCCTCCCATAGTAGTAGTGTGTTAGGGGTTAGTGTTTTGTTGGTTAAAGTGTGAGTGTCTTGTAGGGCAAAAAATCTAGGTTGGCAATTACAAAGTTAGCGAGAAAATCTCAATCCGCCTAAAAACCCTCCGCCGAGTTGGCCTAAGCCTCCAAAAATGGCTCCGGTTTGATTAGAGCTAGCGGCAGCATTAGCTTGCTGGGCGGCAAGCTGATTGGCTTGGTAGGCTTGAATATCCTGCCCCATCGTGTTGTAGAGGGAGTTCTGACCCTGCTCGTAGCTTTGCTGCAGATTGCCGGCGCCCCCAAGGATGCCTTGCTGGAAAGCATTTGCTTGAGCCACGTTTTGGGCCTTGGCCTGCATAGGGGCAGAAGCTGCCATTCCGGGAGAAATGCCAGTCTGGGGGAGGTTTTGATAGGGCGCCCCGAGGCTGGCGAGATTTTCTTGAAGCTGTATGCCGGCAAGGGTATTCTTGTCAAAGAGGGAACTGCCGTAGATTGTGCTCTGGTTGGAAAGCCCGGTCCCGTACATCCCGGGGAGTGTGTATTGGGAAAATTGTTGCTGAGCGGCTTTCTTGAGAGCCTCAGGATCCGTAATGTTGGCCGTCATCTGCTCGGTGTTCTTACGGATCTTGGCTCCGAGGGGGTCAACCGATTCTTGAAGGGCCATCGAGTTGACCGCGTTCAGGTAAGCCGTGTCCTTGGCCGTACCGTATGCCCCGGCCTGACCCCAAATATCCGGGGTATACTGGGCGACCGGCATGCCTGCGGCGATTTTGAGCATTTCGGCACGGGCTTGCTCAGCTTGGCTCACGGCCTGCTGCTGCGCTCCCATTGCCGCAATCATCGGCAGGGGGCTAGGTGCTTGTACTTGAGGTGCTCCTCCCATAGAATTACGCAAGTGTATACAGCTCTCTGCGATGTCTGACAAGCCCTAGTTTTTCCATAATTTTTTCCGGGAAATTAGCTCGGTGCGGGTTATCTTCCAAAGGGACGCCGATGTATCCGGGTTTTCCGGATAGTTGGCAGTGGGCACGCCAGTCGTTCATTACCTGAAGAACGTCCTGCGGCCTTGTCAAGGCTGGGTGGAATGCCGGGTAGATTACCGGCACAAAAACATGATCGGAATAGCCGAAACAGGTGTCGTCCCGATAATGAGCGTAAACATTGACACTCGGGTGTGGAATGATCTTGTGGTCGAACGACTCCGCGAAGGTTTGGAGTTGTTGGAACTCTTGGGTGTTTGGGGCTACGTATTTGTATTGGATTACGGGTTTCATAAATTATGCGAGTTTTAGCTAAGCGAATAGACGTTGCAAAGTACGGACCCGGGTTCGTTTAGGTACGTATACGGCACCGTAGGGGCAGGGCTTGGGCAGCAAGGACCTCCCGTTTCGTCGGTACACCCCCCAAGATACGGAAGGTTGCTCAAGGGGAATACCTGACCTACATAATTTAACCCAGAATAATTGTTTTCTGCCAAAACATAGTTGCCCGTTGCCCCAACGCAAGTGGCAGTGACTAAGTCAGAATTGACTTCCCAAACGGTATGCCCATCAACAAGACCCGAGTTATCTGACCAAGGGTAACTGGTGTAAGTTATCCCGTCTGCAACGAAAGAATCTACAATAGCCGCATTTGTGGACATTAAACAATTATCCCAATCTGTCAGTACAAGATAACGGAAATACCCGCTAGGGTCTTGCGGGTCTTTAGAATAACTTCCACCGGGGCCGTAAAATTTTGGAGGCTTTCTGGGGGCTATACTAATTTTTTTAACGCCAATACCCCCGGAACCAAATCTGCTGTTGCTAACGTCTGCAATAACTTCATTTCTAACAATAGAATTGCCGCAAACTACACACGGCAAGCAACCCTGCACCGGACTTTTCAGGGGGACCGATGAATACAGAGGGACGATTTCGTCGTTTCCGTACGGAGAAGAAAACTCGTTAGGGAACGAGGTTACAGGAGTTGAAGCTGTTTGAATGGAAGGCATTAAGGGATAAATTGATTACACAAAATTGTTCCGGGTTGGTTGAGATAACTATAGGGAACGCTTGGTGCCACTGGACAGCAAGGAGTAACGGTTCCCGTAACGCAACCAGTTCCGTAGTTTAGATTAGTGAGGGGCCAAATGGTTCCGACAAAATTCAAACCCCAATGATTGTTTGCCGCAGAAACATAGTTACCGGTTGCAGCAACACAAGTTGCGGTGGTTTTATCTAAATTTCTTTCCCAAACAGTGTAGCCATCCACGACAAGTGCGGGCCGATTGCGTTTTCCCCCCGGACCCGGTACAAATGGCCAAGGGTAGGAATGATAAGCAACGCCATCGGCAGTAAAAGAATCTATTACGGGAGCATTTCGAGACATTAAACACTGGCCCCAATCTGTCCGTATAAGATAACGATAGTATGCACTGGGATTTTGGGGGGATTTAGCATAACTCCCTCCCGGGCCGTAAAATTTTGGAGGTAGGTAGGGAGTTATTGAAACTTTATCTGCCCCAACCCCCCCGGAACCAAATCTGCTGTTGCTAACGTCTGCAATAACTTGGCTACGAACTAATGAACTACCACAAACAATACATTCCAAGCAACCCTGCACCGGACTTTTCAAAGGTACAGAAGAGTACAACGGAACGATTTCGTCGTTTCCGTAAGGGCTTACAAACTTGTTTGGGAAGTTTGTTACAACCTCACTAGCCTCCGCAATGGTTGGCATGGATTAGCAGGGGTTTTGTTGGCGGTATTTTTGTACCGCAGCAGCCGCAGCCTGAGTAGCTAGGACAGAAGCTTGCTCTTGAGCGTTTGCAAAGGATACGAACGATTGGGCCGAAGCCGTTGCCGTTGCAGAGACACTAAACGAAGCGGAGCCCACCGCGCACTCGGACGCAACGGTTTCTGTCTGTGTTGCAAACCACGATTGCTGGTTATAGGTAGGTTGATCATAAGGCGTAAGCTCAAGATTTATTTTGGTGCTGGACCCATCTTCAGCCACCAAGCAAGGAATCGTTTCGTCAGATTCCGGTACCCCCGTGGATCGCTCTTGGAACGGATCCATGAAGCAGCGTACGGCTTCCACCCCCAACTCGCCGCACCACTCGATCAAGAAACCAAACGCCTTATCAATGTCGGGAGCAAAAGAGGACTCGCAAGAATTGGTTAAAACGTTGCGTTTGATTTCTTCGGTAACCAGCCGGCGATATTGTGTACGAAGAATACCGTAGTTTGAAATTTGAGTTTCTAGCGGCGTGGTTTGGTACTGATAAGCATCCGTTACCGCAAGAAGTCTGGTATTGAGAATGGGTATGTACGCGCCCTTGCTACCTTTGAACGATACCCGCACGTCTGAGGTACCGCCAAGCTGAGTGCATTCAATCTCAGCGTACCGGAATTGTTTGAAGTCCATGCCATCTCCCATCAAACCGGTTTCGGCTTGGCAATAGATTCGACTGTACTTCGTGATCGTCGTTCCGTCGGGGTTAATTTGGAGATAGGAGTCTACTCGCTCGGGAAGAAACGATTCCCAAAGATGGTTGAAAGAACCATCGTTGGTGGCCACGTAGTCAACCGAAAAATGGAAGAGCCGATTCTGGTTATTTACGATTCCAGAAGTCCACTGAATGGGCCTTGTGCCGGTCCACACCCCTGACCAAGCGGGGATTTGTCCTTGGTTTAATTCACTAGCCGGAGCGTAATCCAAAACCATCGTGGCGCTGGGAAGCGGCTCGAGATAGGGAACGGACACGAGAAGATAATTTTCAAATGCCGCAGAGCATACCCCCGTCAGATTTTGTGGCGTAAGGCGCTTTACCTTGGCCATCTCAACGTCCTTGTAAAGTACCTGAGAAGTTAGATAAGAAGCCGCGGCTACGTTGGCATTCACCAACCCGCCTTGAGAATACCACCAAAGAAGTCCCGCTTGAAAGGTAAGCGACTTTCCCGCAATACACCCGACCGTTGGAAATAAGGTATTTTGGAAATTTTGCGTAGTTGCCCACTGCGTTCGGTCCAAAATACCGCTTGCCAGAGAGTATGTTGATTGATCGGTAAATACGATCAACCGTGTGTCGGTATTTTGTCCCACGTAATCAACCAAAGCTGTGACAGGCCGCGGAAAATAAAAATCCCCGCGTCCCGCGCCTTGGGTCCTTTCTTTCCACCCAAGTGGGTTTCCAAGATCGGACGCATAGACAAGGTTTCCTTGGGCAACCCACAGCCGATTTCCCGAAAAGGCCATCCAATACCCAATAGGAATGTCGTGGGATTGACCTCCGGTAGAATCGCTCCCGTCCCAGTAACCGGGAGGACTGACCCCGTCTTGAATAATAAGAATGCGATTGGCTGGGGTTACGGTGACATCACCCCCTGCACTCAGAGTTGCCGTCTGCGTAGCAACGGTAAAAGAAATTTCTTGAGCGTTGGGGTCAAGCTGGATTCCCGAAAGCTTGTATTGATCCCAACTAGCAGGCTGAGTAAGGGGGAATGGGGCAAAGTACACCGAACCTCCCACGGCAAATACCATGTAGGGGAGTTCTGAAGCTATTGAGGGGGTTCCGTCGTAATTGTAGATGGTGGCCTGTACCGTAGATGTTCCCCCGGAGGTGATTGTGGTCGATGAAGCTTTATATTGCCGATCGGAAGAAAAGAAAATGCCACCCTGCAGATTTCCCGGTGGCAACGACAATTTCATCCCTTGGCCCGGACGGGTTTGTGCAAGCCCGCCGCGAATGGCGACATTAACGCCCCATTTGAGTTGGTCCGCCGGAAGATTCCACGGGTTCCGCACAGAGTTTATTCCGTGTAGCCAACCCGCCGTTATTTTTTCCTGCCGGCCCGCTACTATATTAGGAGCTTTCATGAGTTACCACGTTCCCCAGCCATAACCCGACTCAATAACCGGGTCTGTTTTGTCTCCATACGTTAGGCCGGCAACTTGGATTGGCTCCATAGCGTGCCCATCCATGCTAGACTGCTGGTTGCGAAGGTACCCGAAAGCGATCTGCCAATACTTGGCTGCTTGCTCAGCAAAATCTTTGTCCTCCAAATCAATCGCGTGTACCGCAGCAAGGATAGCCCGGTCTTGCTCGACAGGAATATAATCCTGAGTGCTTGTGATTGTGGGGTGGGAAACCCTGTAAATGATTCGGGCCCAAGCGCAGGGTTTTCCAACCCGAATCCTGCGGTATTTTGGGTTGGTCTCTGTGGGATGATATTGACCAATCAGCGCCATGTCGTTGCTGCGTCCGTAATCGTAGGCATAAAGGCTGATATACCCTTGGGTAACCGGCTTTTCTACGTGAGAAATTGCCTTCACAAAAGTCGGCTCTTCGACAGCGTCCAAAAAGAATGTGCTGGTGTTGGTTTTACCAATCGTGTGGTAGGTAATCAGGCCATCTGTGCTAGTAATGTTGTTTGCCTGTGCAAGCGTGGCAAAAAGCTCAATGGTAGATCCGTCAACAAATCGGGTGTAGTAAGTAGTACCCGCAACCAAATTGGGGTCGAGAATGTCTTCGGTGTTGGGCCTCGGTACCACAGACGTACCCGTATCAAAAATAGCATTCTCCAGTGTAATTGTGTTCGTTGCTATTGGGGTGAAGTTTCGGATAATATCTAAGTAAAGCTGACCGGTCGCCAGTGAAGTAAACGTCACAAGTGCGTTGGATGAGTCATAGACTTGAACGTTTGACCCTACCAGTTTAACGGTGTAATTGGTCGAGAGCGTGAGCGGGTCCGGTAAAGATCCTCCGGTAGAGAATTGAACGGTGGTGCCGTCTGGGAGGTATTGCTGAGAATTTAACGCCACCAAATTGTTGTAGGCCGCGGGGGTAGCTGTTTGTTGGACAGCGTAATAAGTTTGCCCAGTACCAAGTTGGTTAACTGTCACGAGAGTGGTCAGACCGCTATCCACGTAGAATTGGGCGGTATTATTTGTGATAGGCTTGATGTAGAATTGAGTAGCCCCATTGTCAATCGGAGGGGTGGTTATGGGGAGGAGATAATCAGTGCCAAAATACACCCCCGTTCCGGAGGGTATCGTGGAAAAGTCTCCAGACCAAACATCGGTAAACCCAATCGAAAAGCTGCGGCTAATCGTCAAATAAATGGTTCCGCTACCGACTCCGGTGAGCGGTAGCTCCGAGTAGTCGTCATTGAGCAACGTAAAGGAAGACGCTGAGCTGGGGGCTTCGGCCCGATAAGAAACCCCTTCTTGCAGAGGGGCTGGGAGTGTACCAGTGGAGGAGAAAGAAACCAACACGCCCGTAGACGGAAGGACGGTAACCCCGGGAGCAACCGTATATCTTGTCCCCTCCGAAACAACGGTAACCGCTGTCACGACTCCGTCTGCAATGACTGCGGTTGCGCCAGCGCTAGAACCTCCTCCCCCGGTAAAGACGACTCCCGGGGCAACCGTATACCCGCTGCCACCATTGGTAATCGCGATACCCGTAACCTGCCCGCCAGACACAATCGCAGTCGCAGTAGCTCCTGTGCCTCCTCCGCCCCCAGTGAAAGAAATTGCCGGGGCGGTTGTATATCCGGACCCGGGATTATAAATTAAAAAACTCGAGATGGCCCCGTTGGCAATTACCGTGGTAGCGAGGGGGAGAGTTTGCCCCGGACCGGGCGTGGAATACACAAGGTACGGAGGGACTGTATACCCGCTACCGCCGTTAATAATGTTGTACTGGGTAACAAAAGAGTACGTAACGGTGGCCGTAGCTGCGGCATTTGAGCCTCCTCCGCCCGAAAATACAAGAGTGGGGGCGGAGGTATATCCTTGCCCCGGCTCGTCCAACACAACTGCAATCACCGTTTGGTACTGAGAGGTGCTGGGGACCGTACCAACAACTGCATGAGCGGTTGCTCCGTACCCACCGCCGCCGGTAATCGTAACCGTAGGAGCTGAGGTGTAACCTGAACCGGCATTCGTCAAAGTAAGAGACGTGACTGGCCCAGAAACAGTCGCCGTTATATTCGCTCCCGACCCAACAGCGGTTGGCAGAGCAAACCCGGGAGCTGTAATTTGGCTGGTTTTTCCAACCTTCGCCGTGGCAGGGATAAGTTTGTTCAGCGTGTTTTGGCCGGACCCAGAAGTTGTGAGAATTACTGGGTTTTTACCGCTCAAAGCATCCGCCTCAGACGTGTGCAGAATTAACGTGTAGCTATCAAGAACCTGAACAAAATAATTTTGTGCAGATACCAAAGGCTGCGGAAGGGTGCCCCCATTGGTATACGCTTGAACGACATCGCCTGTCGAATAGAGATGCGGAAGATTGGTTACAATTTTGGTAATCGGAGCAACAGCCTTGCGGATCTGTACATTGAAGGAAGCGTTGGATCCGGTGAGGTAAACCGGGTTGGTTTGGGTCTGGGCATCGGACAGCGACGTATAAATCTGCAGATTGGTAGAATCCAAAGCGTTTGCAAAATACGTCACCCCCGAGGCCAAGGGAGATGGGAGTAGGCTGCCCGAAAAAACAACTTCATTACCTGAGGTTAAAGTAACTATGGGAGCTGAGGCTAACCGAACAGAGGTAACCAAGTTAGCGGTGCGTTGATCGGTCAACGTAAGCGTACCGGAGCCCAAAATACTGGTTAGGTCGATCGGGTATTTTCCCTGCTGGGCATACAGTGGGTCGTTGTAGAGCTGAATCGTGGTCGGGTTGACAACGCCTACAAAGTATTGATCCGATACGGTAAGCCCCGCGGGAACCGTACCGGTTGCAGAGGTCAAGATAACCCCCTGACCGGAGCTAAGCTGGTGAGCGGCGGAAGAAACAAATTTGTTGAACGGAGAGATGGCGGCAGACCGAGTCAAAATTGTGTTGTTGTCCGGCTTAATGGAGCCCAGAGCGAAGTCCGATTGGCTGTGTACCTGAATAAGCAGACCGTCAACGCCGGTGCCGTCGGGTAGCTGAGAACGAAGATCGCGGTTCCATTGATTGGTCCCGACAAGACGGAGGGTTTGACCAACATCGGCATCCGATTCGGCTACGGCAATTATCTGAGAGGGCTGTCGTATGTCCATCTGGGTAGACACAAACCCCCGGTCATCCCAACACCACCCAACCGTATTATACACCCCGCCTTTGTTGACGTGGTATTGGAACAGCCGCCCGCGGAAATAGAGCGGAGACCCGTCTATATTCACGCCAAGGGGAACTTCAATCCCCCGGGGAAGCGTCAATGTGTACCCGTCCCACCCAGTGCAGACATCGACTTCGGCTTGGGTATGAAACCAGTGACCAGACTCCATAAGAGCCTGTACGGCCTGCGTCAGCTTACGAAAAATCTTGGTTTGATCAGTCGTGCCAAGAATGTCGGAAGCCTCGTCAAATATCTGCGAGACAAACATAAGAGGCTTTTACCTCTTATTCCCCTCTTGGGCAAGTCCTTTGAGGAACTCTTCGTCGTTTTGAGGTCCTCCGGCAGGAGCGGGTGCAGCGGGAGCTGCGGCAGGAGCCTCGGCGGCACCGCCTTGGGCCTGAGCTTCGACGCCTTGCTTGAGCTGGTCGAGACCTTGTGCAAGCTGGGTAACAAGCTGGTGAATGGCGTCAAAAGCAGCCTTGGGCATGTTTACCATGACAGAGCCTTGGTCTCCGGCGGGGGCAGCAGGAGCTGCCATGTCGGGCGACGCGGAAGCTGGGCTATTGTCAACCGGCATGCCGGGGTTTTGCTCCGAAGGGGGCATGGAAGGATCGTTGGCCATAAAATTAAGCGGTAGTTTCGGTTTCGGTCTCGGCAGCAGCAAGACCCTTTTCAATCGAATCCTCGGGATTTTCCTTTGGCTCTTTCATTGAAACTTGGGCCTCCCCATCTCCCGACAGGGGTTTGATGCCATGAATCTGGATACCGACGCGGTGGCGGGTTTCGCTTTTTCCGTGACGGGTCTCGTGATGGGTGCTCTCAGACACCTTTTTGAAATGGATGTGGGCGGTGCCGTGCTTGGGCAAGTGCTTGATCAAATGCTCGGCGTGCTCACCTTCAAAGTGAAGCTCAGGATAATAAACCTTGGGCTCCTCGTGGTTCTTGTGGGCAGCGGAGGCAGCGTCAACGGCGTGCATTCCGTGCATCTTGCTCATGTCTTCTCCGAGATGCGTAAAGCCCTCGGGAACTTCTTGGTTTTTAGTTTCGTATCCCATAATTTTAATTTCCGTAGACTACAAAGTTAATGGAGGTCAGATCGGTTGCGGTTTGGTTAAGCGTGCTTCCGGTAACCGACATCACGTAAGTAGTGAAAGTAAATGTGGTAGAGTTTGAAATAGTATAGTTGTAGCTAGTCAAGCTAGTTGCATTGGTGAAGCTAAACACAACCACGTAGTTTGCGTCGGAGTTGTTCGAGAGAGTTACCGTGAACGCCCCCGTGCCTGTGCGGGACACAGAGCACCCAAAAGCCGCGGCCTGAGTCAAAGTACCGCCAGAAATGGTCCCGCGGTACCATGCTTTAGCGCTGTTCACTAACTTGACAGAAGACGAAGCAGTTGACCATGCCGGGGAAGTTCCACCAACAATAGCTTGAGTAGCTGTGCCGGCGGCTAGGAAAGCTGTTGCCCCCGCACCGGTGTTGTAAGGGACTTGCCCCGCTCCCCCGCCGGCAATGTTGGTAGCCGTCCCGGCATTTCCACTAACGCTGCCGGTGACGTTGCCAATCAGGTTTGCCGTAATAGTGCCTGCCGAAAAATTTCCGGAAACGTCTCTCAAAACAATCGTGCTTGCGGTGTTGAGATTAGTTGCGGTGGTTGCGCTATTTGGAATGACGCCCGTGATTTGAGAACCCGCAATCGTGATCCCAGATTGGAGGATCCCAACCCCGATGTCCGAGGCAAGAATGCCGGTGGGTGTGGTAATAACTGGGGAAGTTAAAGTTTTATTGGTGAGGGTTTGTATTCCCGTAAGCGTAACGAGTTGGGGGTAAAGTGTCTGAAATTGTGTAAAACATCGGATCATGTAACACAGCAATCCTTCCCCGGAATTTCGGGGGATTCCCGGGGTTGAGGCCGTGTTGTTGGGGTCACAGGGGATATTCCAAACGATGCGACCGTTTACCACGCTCTTGGTGATGTACCCAGTTTGGGTGGTCGGATTGTAAAAGCTTCCGTAGAGGGCTGTGACCAAATTGTCAATCAGCGAAGGGACCGATTCGTGCGATACTTGAGGGTACGGGAGGTCTTCACGGCAAACGCCGTTGTAGTAAGGTCCGCCAGTAGTGTCGCATCCACAAGACATAGTGTAAAAAGGTTGCCGGTAAAGTGGGGTTTTTAAGGGCTCTTGTAAAGCAGTTTTTTACAAAACCTTACCGTGGAGAATCCGCTTGTTGGTGACCTCGTAGTTGCCTTCCTTGTCAATCTCAACAAGGGCTCCACCGTGGGACCATTTGTTAATCGGGGCATAGGCTGGGTGGAGCTCACACAAACACCCAAGAGACCAACAGGTGATCATCTTTCCCTTGATTGTGCTTTCGGTGTGCTCACTTACCTGATGGTGATGGTTCACAAGGGCGCTATCTTTGGCCCTGAGAAACAGCCCGCGGGCGGCGTTGACCGGCCCGATTACGGGGGTAGGGTATTCGTGGCCGTGAAGAATCGACAGGTCCCCTGCGCGGATGATTCGCTTTTGCCCAACCAATTCAATACCAAAGTTGTCTAGCTTGAACAGGCTTTCAAATCCAAGCTCCCCAAGATCAAGAAGCTCGGGCGCTTTCACGTTCAGGAACTTCTCAAGCCGCTCGTCATGATTCCCAAGTTTGAGGATGATCCGAGCCTTGGGGAACATTCGGCGTAAGACAGTAAAAAATTGAAGCGTAGCGTCCCTCTCGCCAGCAAGATTGCGGGCCTTGGGGTTTTTCTCAAATCGGGATAGCCCGTGGAAATCACAAAGGTCCCCGTTGATCAAAATCGTGTCAGGGTTTTGTTTTTCAAGCCACTGGAGATAAGCCGTGACCCCGAGAATGTTGTGGTAAGGGATGTGAACGTCTCCGAAGACTCCAATCTTTTGATCGCCTTGAATAAGGAAAGGCTCCCAAACGGTTTCATCGCTGTCGGGAAGCCCCAGCGGGTTGTGTGGTTTTTGGTGTTCCCGAGGGATAGAAGCGTAGCGTAGGTCGCGTTTTCCCTTTGCCCCCCGGACAGTTCGGATTGCTACCCGAGCAGAGTCGAGCGTTGAAATTCGCTCTGGGTGGTCGGCAAAAAGACGCCTTGCAAGAGTCAAGGAAGGGCTGTTTGGGAATTTACGGATGAGGTCTTCGGCTAAGTTTTTTATGCTTTTCATGTGGGTTATGTTGTTAAAGAGATTCCGAAGAATCTGGCTTCATCTACAATACGATTGGTCCATCCGTCAACATATTTTTTTGACGAAGGATTATTTTCTACGATAAGTTTGAATACTCGAATTTCGTCTTTCATGAAGTTGGCAGCCCCGATTGTGCGGTGCAGAATCAGATCCGCTTGCCCGCGACCGCTCATCGTAGCGCAGTTAAAATAGCACTCCCCAACGACCGCGGGAAGCTTTTCGACCCCGTCGAGTTGCCAGTGTCGCCAATAAATTTCTATCGCCCGTTCCTTGGTCAACTTGTCAACCATCGCATCAGTCAAGTTCCACGGAGCGTGTTGGTGTTCGCCAAGGTCAATTCCGTATCGGGTCGTGCCGCCCGGATCCTGAGGGTCTCGCTCTGTCTTGACATACCGATCGTCGCCCCAGTGACCTTTTTGGTAGGCCGTCTCGTGCTTTAGAATGAACGGAATGAAAGCGTTAAAACGGGAAGTCACGCAAAAAATCCTTAGGGCTTCTCTCGTGGGAAATATCGAGCTGGTTCACGGGCTGGTTGCTGCTCACGGTTTCGTGAACATCCTCGTCCATGTGCTGCAGTGCGGACACTGCTTTCCAGTCAAAAGCGCTCTGCCCAGTGATCAGGGTAACCGCAAGGGCCATAAAGGCCATGATCGCCGTGGTGGCAAGTTCTACTATCTCCCGGGAAACCTCCGAATGTTTGAGAATAAGGAACGCCGAGAAGAGAAAAACAATAACAACCCCCAAGCCAGCCAATCCTGCATACAAAGCCTTTTTGCTCTTCGACGCGGGCTGGTCCAGTTTTTTTGCAATCAGATTAGAAACCGCCATGATGTCTTGATTCCAATATAAATCACTACGCACAAGATTGCAGAAAGTGCAATCAAACGCCATGTCCATAGCTCTTTAAGAGCCTTCTCCTGCTTCTGATGCCAGTATGCCGCATCGTTTTGAGCCTTGGCTAGATCCTTGGACTGTTGGTCAACTTGAGCTTGGTAGGTGTCTACTGCGGCGTTTAGCTCCTTAATCACCGCATTCCCTGCGGGAGTTGTGACGAGCGGCTTGAGCTTTTCAATGCTGGTCTTCACCCCGACAACCGAGGGAGCCGTGTAGGAAACCTTCTCGTGGGAGGCACACCCTGCCAGCAACAGGGCGGCTAGGATGGCGATACTTTTCATTTTAGGAGACGCTTAACCCCAATATAGATGGCGATAAGACCAGCGATGAGGGATACCAGCAGGGTCATGTTCTGCAACCACACATGGGTGGAGTTGAAGAAAGAGACAATCAAAGTCACCAACGAGACGATGGCACTTGTTGAGCCTACTTCAGCGTTGGATACCACATGGTTGCTCATAGCTAAGTAATTTCCTATTCAACAAAAGTTTCGTTTTTTCCGATCAGCTCTCCCGTATCAGCGTTGTAGACCTCAACGACATGAATGCCGTCAACAGTTCCCTTGTCTTCTAAACGGATGTTAATTGGTTGCGTGTTTTCGTCCATATTAGGAAAGTCTTGTATTGTAAATAGTGTTATTAGCTGTTGTGCTACCTGTAGATATTGGCAAATCAGATTGCCCGGATAGAGTGCGAGAAATCACTGGGGTTTGTAGGAAAACGGAATTTTGACCCGCCACGCTTGGGATTCGGGTAAACGACGTAGCTCCCACAATAACCCAAGCAACCGCATACCTAGATCCTGCAACAAGAGAATAAGAAGCTGGGTAGCCTCCGGTTGTGTCAAAGTTTCTAGTAAAAGTTGTATCGCTGGACGAAAGGATTGAAGTGTCGTTTGCGGTTCTAGCAACGAGCGTTGCTGTTTGCGTTCCTTCGTTCCAAACATACAACCCCAACCTCACCAAGGTTGCCCCAACCGTTGTGTTTGCTCCACTTGATATTGCAAAACTAGAGACGGTCAGATTTGCTAAAGGCGTAAACATGGTGAAATTGACGTTTCCGTTGGTTGCAAAAGGAAAAGATGCCAAATTAGCTCTAGGAACGACATCAACCGCGTTGGTTGGCATGTTGAGCACGCCAGAGAGCCCAGCGATTGCGGATTGAACAAACGCAGTATTAGCAATAGTCGTGCTATTATTTCCTCCCGTAGGGGTAGGAACAGTATTTTGAGTCCCGGAGAACGTTTGATTGTTCGTCCAAGTATTTGCTAAAGAAAGCAGGGTCTGGATTGGGGCGCTTAAAAAACCCATAAGATTAAGCCCAGATCAGGGTGCTGGTTGTGCCAGTTGAATAGGCAGTAATAACTCCGTTAGGTACCCAAGAATTTTCCCACACAAAACCTCCTCCCGAAGGTTGGAGAACAAACCCGTTGGTGGCGGATGGGGTAGTACCGTCGGTAGTAATATACATAGGGTTTGAAGAACTCGTGTTTTGGATTGCTAGATATTTCCTTGACCCAGCGGCAAGAATTACCACGGATCCCGTTACCGTTCCGGAGATTAAAGTTCCGGCAGAGGAGGTAGGAACAACCGTTCCTGAAATTGGAATGGCATTTCCAACATCGTTAGTTATTTCAACTGTTCCATTTACAGGAAGAGGATTGCCAACATCGTTAGTTACTTCAACATTTCCAGCAACACTAACTGATCCATTTACAGTCTGTGTAGCTGGAAAATTCGTAACCGCTACATTGCTGGCAACTCCGCCCCCTTGACCCAGAATGGCATTTAGGAGCTGAAGATTCAGCTTGCGGAAAGTCGAATCGCTTAGGATTGGGGGGATTGTAAAAGTAGTAGCCATTTTTGGTTTTGGTTGTCTTATGATGTAACCTGACTGGGTGGGGCTTAGTCAATGACTAAACCCCACCTGTGTCAAACTACTTCTTACAGACCGGTGGTGCTGGTAGAGCAGGAGAGGGCCTGACCGTCAAACGGGCACCGCTTGTAGAGAACCGCGCAGACGTTCTGCGGGCGGATCGGCTGGAACGCACGGCTAATCTGGTAGATGTGCTGTCCATAATCACCGAACTGGTTCTCATAGTTGTCGCGGTAGTAGGTCCACTCGAGTTCGCCCATAGCAAGCTGAGGAGCGAAGCGGAAGGTGCCTTCACCGACGTAGTTCTCGGGAACCAGACGCTTGAAGGACTCGCCGGCGATAACGAAGAGGACTTCGTAAGGAGCGGAGACCCAAGCGGGGTTGCGGCGCTGGCCGTAACCGTTGGTGACCTGAGCGGCGACGATCGGCTCGACAGGAGTGATCGTACCATCGACGTTGAGGCCGAGGGCGCGGATTGGCTGCTGGTCAATACCGAAGGCGAAGCCACGGTAGCCCATGAACTGATAGCCAGTGATGCTGTCCTCACCGAGCTTGAAGGAACCGGCGGTGAGATAGAGGAGATCCTCTTTCACGTCGGCGTCGTTGCGGAACACCTCGATCTGATCAACAGAAGCGAGAACTTGGAAGAACTCGCCATCCTTGCTCGCGAAAGGCTCGGCAAGCATCTCCTCGCGGAGGAAGCTACCAATCTTATAGAGCGTCTTGAAGTTCATCGGGCTGTCGGGATTGCCGCCGACGGTCGAGAACTTGGTGTTGATCTGCTGCATGTCGCCAGTCAGGTTCGTGGTGAACGGCTGGGTGGACAGGGCAACATACTTGATACCGGACTGAACGAGGAACTGGAACCGGATGTCAGCGTTGATCACTTGGAGAATGGTCTTCTCCAGAGCGACTTGAGCCTGCAGGTAGCTGCCCTTGAAGGAGGCACGAGCGGTCTTGACGTTGACGCGAGGTCCAGCGCCGCGAAGGGTCTGGAGCTGATAGAGGTACTCAGTTGTACCAACGCGGTCACCAACGAGGGTGGCGGCATTGTACGGGAGGACCGAGCTCTGGGTGTAGGACCCATTGACCACCGAGTTGGGGGTGTTGGGGGTCGCACCGGGAGGCACGTTAGGTTGTCCGGAGCTCAGGCCGTTAGCCCAAGGACCCTGAGCACCCTGCCAACCGCTATAAGCGTTGAAGGAGAGATCGGAGTCATTGACGAACGCAGGAGCTGCGAGGGAAGAACGGGGAACGGCCATTTCCTCAACAACCGAGCGGACAACGTCCGAGCTGTTAGGAAGGGTTCCACCGTCAACCGAGTTGATGAACGGGCTCTTGCGAGCCAGAACGCGGGCGATTTGCCCAACGATGCGGACCACGTCTTTCGACGCGAAATTCTGGACCGCATCCAGACTGATTGTGGCGTATGCCATAGTGGTGTTGGAGTTTTCTTGAAGTCACCGCCCACTTTGGTTTGGTTTGGAGCGACAACCTCAAGGTGCACAGCGACCGCGTGCGGTCACGATGCAAAGTTTGGTTCTTGTTGTCACTCTCCGGCACGCTGAGAGTATAATGGTTGCGGCCTGTTTAGCGGGTTCTGTGGCTCCCACCAGAGCCATCCTCATGCGGAGAGGACGCACCGTGCTTAAATGTTTTCTATGCTACCTCGTCTTACTCGTCAAGGGTTTTTCTAAAATTTTTTCTTCGGCGACGCAGTTGCATTTTTTTATGCACTCCATGATTGCCAATTCAGCGCACTCAACAGCATGCTCGTCCACATCGGGAATTGCCGCATGGATGCACTCGTGAATGATAGTCGCGGGCATCTCGGCTCCGGGGCGGATGTAAATAGTGTGCTCGTCAAAATCGCATAGGCCCACTGCGTCGGGGGCGTTTGGGGGAGCTTTCCGCAAAACTTTCCACCAACGACCTCGGATCTTTACCTTAAAATTTTTGAAAAGGGGTTCCTTTTTTTTCATAGGGAGGAAATGTCGAGGTACTCATTCCTTATATATCTTGCCCCGGGATAATCAAGAAAAGTATCGTTGTGGCAATCGCTGGTCTCTTGGATTTGCGGGTGCCTCATTCCCGCGGCCATCCAAAACCCTGCGGATTGGTTGTGGATGTAGAGATCACTGCCGGCGATTGCTTTGGCCATCGCTAAACAATCTATCGTTGGGAGATATTCTACAGGATGCCCAACTTCTTTCAGGAAGTCTTCATATTCGTCTTGGGTACCCATGAAAATGGCACGGCTGCCCAAATGGCTCACTACCCTGCGCCACGGAAAATTATAATTGTGATACCTTGAGGTTCGGCTCAAAAGGACACGTCCTTTTGTTTTTTGGTCTGGCGTTACCGAGATCCACGGGCTTTCGTCGGGATCAACCCCGCAATACCTAGCTTGCGTCACTAGCAAAGAAATCTGGGGGTCGTAGATCGAACGGAAATCCCGGGAATCAAAATCTCCAATAGGGTTTAGCTGAAACTCGCTTGGTATCTCAAGATAAGATAGCAAAGGCGCAAGAGAATTGTAACGAAACCCTTCCATCTTTGGCCAAACCTCGTTGTGGTTGGTCACAATCAATTTGGTCCCGTTAAGTTTTCGATATGTGGGCATGAAGGCGAGGATGTCCCCGATATGCCCTGAATGAATTATTCTCACCGGTGCTTCAGATATAGATCCCTAACACTGTTGTCTTTAATCCCGTGAAGGAAAACAGCGCCATCCTGCTTTAATTTCAAAAATTGTTCTTCGGAAAGCGTGGGATGATTCCAGATATTACGAATGGTGTGGGTACCTTGCCACCCGATTTTTTTGAACACGTTGGCAAAGTAAGTGTCCCAACCTTTTCCCGATGGGGGGAGTAAAGTAACCCCGGCTTTCCCATCTATGTTGATGTGAAACATGCCGTTCCCGTTGATGTGCCCAATACCCGGGCAATCCCCGTTACGACTATCCCACGCACCCAGCACACAAACCTGATTGTCGTCCCAGTCTTTTGACAAGACTTCAAGCCAGTTGTCCGAAAGCGGGCCTGCGTCGCTTTCCATAGACAGAAAAGCCTTGTACTGCTTCCAGTCGCCATAAAAGGCATATCGTTCCCCGGCGTGAGCTGCCAGATTGTACCACAGGCCGTTGCACCCGTCCGGCCATCCGGAAGCTTGATGATTACCCTTTATGACGTAAACTTTGTTAAAATTGTGTAGCAGTTTTTTTAACAATTCCTCCGGCGGTGGGGTTGTGTCAAACCTATGAAACACAACGAGATCCGCCCAAGGATTGTTTTCTTGAACGGTTTCGTGAAAAAGTTCTAAAAGTCTCAGAGAAGACTCTCGATCGCCTTCCCAATACTGGAGTGCGACCAAAAACTTCACTTGGTCTTGCGGTTAGACTTCTTGGGTTTCTGTTGAGGAACGGTGGCTACCGCGGGAGGATTGCGATAGTCGTATAGAAGCTGAGCCATAACCTCGTGCTTCTTTTCGCCTTCCTTTGTGTTTGTCACGTGGACAAGCGGAACGTCCTTAAAGACATCATTCTTGATCTTTAACAAGTCATACTCCGGGTAGAATCTCTTCCAGTCGGGGGGCATAAAGATTGCCCCGTTGGCTAGATCCCTTGCCGCATTGTGGGCGGCTTCTCGGTTTGCGTAGATGACCCACGCAGCCTCTCCCTTGGGCACCGCAATATCGACTTCCTTCTCGATCTTTTCCGCCATCTCCGGAGTAAATCCTAAGTTTACAACATCGTAATCGGAGATCCATCCTCCACCTCCCGAGTCGAGAGCTGTCCAACGTCCGGCACGAGCCATCATGCGATCCAAAGCGACGGCTGGGATCCCAGCATTAAACTGCCGCAGACCCATAATTCGAGACATCAGGATGTTTGTGAACGGAGATTGGGTGATGTGGCTCGCGTTGAGCATCACAGCTTCCCAACCCTGAGCTTCCCAACTTTGTTTCCAGATGTTGGCCTGTGCAAATTCCCCGGCCTGATCGACATCGAGGATTGCGCGATAGAATGCGAATATCTTCTTTTTCATAGTATGTTGTGGGTTAGTAGACCTTGTACCCCACGTGATACACGGGGAGTCCTAGGTCGATGTGTGGTTGATGCCCAGCTTGTTTGGCACGCTTGCAAAAGCTAACGTCTTCCCCTTCCTTGCTGGACATTGGATGGAAGAAGTCAAAAGCATCCCCGGATTTCTTGGGGGAAAGCTCTGGGAATTTTTTCTGGATGTCCTCAAACACCGTGCGGTGAACGAGCATGCACCCGGTGGCCACCCAGTCTACCGGTGCGTTGGCGTCCTCGTAAGCTTTCGCCCGCGGGGTCAGGGAAAGATCGCTACACATTAGCGCACCGTTCTCTTGGCGTCCGAAATAGGCTCCCCCGATCAGGGTTTTGCCGCTGCCCACCAGACGGTGGATAACGTGACGCTGCAGGGGGAGGTCGGGCAGTGACTGGGTGGATGGGACCCATGAACGGAGCCATCCGGGGCGTCCGATTGAGGGGATGATGTCATCGTCGAGCATCAGTAGCCACTTGGCGTCGGTCTCAAGAAATTTCTGGGCCAGAATGTTTCGGGAATGGTAGATCATCGCGTCCCCGATCGACATGTCGAACCGGATTTTTTCTCGACCAAAGTCTAGGGCCAACGCCGCCAGCGCAAACGCGGTGACAGGATTGGTTGTTTTGTAGCAGGGGAACCCCACCATAATGTCCCGCCCCTCAAACTCGCAGCGGTAGGAAGGCAACCCTTCCGGAGATCGTGATTCGTGGATCGGATTACTAGGCTTTTCCTCCTTTTTGGCCTTGGGTGGTCTCAAAGCTTTGAGATTTCTGGCCGGCTTGGGCGCCTCTAAATCGTCTGTGGAACGCTGTGGAACATCACTTTTTGATTCAGAATCGACATTTTCCGGAGTTAATGGGGGTGTTTGGGCTGGTTTCGCGGCACCTTCGTCCCACTTTGGGTCGTACTGACGAGGGGCCGGCTCAACCGGAACTCCATTTCGGAGCATTTGAGTAGCAGGCCCCTGAGCGGCGAACGGATTAGTGGACGCCGTCATCATGACGGTATTGATCTCGTCTCTGTTCATTTAGACGGTAGGCTTATTTATCGGAGAAAATTTTAGAGTCCAGCCTCATCGAGACCCATGTCTATGGCGTCTGAAGCGCTCATCTTCCACCGGTCGTTGGTTGTGGCGGTAACTTTATTGGCCGTAGTATTGGCGGATGGTTTGGGGGTCCTTCCGGCCATCTTGAGCTGGCTGTTCTCCTGCTCCAGAGCCTTGACCCTAGCTTCAAGCTGGGCCTTGGCGGCTTGGTCAACCTTGAGCTGGTTAGCCAGAACGTGGGAAAAGGTAGCCGCGGCTGCGACTTCCGTCCGGGATTTAGCGTCGGTGGGCCACAGAGAAGCTTGGAACTTCTGCTGTAAGTCGGAGACCGTTGCGTTGTGCTTCTGAATCTTTTCAATTTCCTCACGGGCAGCATTAGCGGGGATTTCTTTGTACCGAGCCCAAGGAACGTCCTTGGTTAGATCGGTGATCGTTTTGTCGATGCTTTCGGTCTCCCGGTTATACCAGTTAAGGTTTTCGTTCTTCTTGGCTTCGAGAATTTCCTCCCCGCGGGTCGCGAGGTCGGCATACTCCTTCTCCTGCTTCTCGCGAAGATCGGCCACAGCAAGCAAATTCTGCTCAACCTTCTTGGAATCCAAGAGCTCAAGCTTGTCTAGCACGTTCTGTTTCCACCAAGCCCCGGAAACTTTATCTGGGCCACCGACCTTCTCAATAGAAGCTATCGTTTCATCAGACGCCCCATTCTTGCGAAGGATGGAATAGATACTTTCCTTTGCCTCGGAAATCGGGGTCTCGTACTTGGTCTTGAGCTCGGGGTCGTTTTTAAGATCAAAAATCTGCCTGAACTTCCTGAGCTCTTCGTAATCCGCGGGGGTTTGGGCAGGGCTCTGCTCAAGCTGGGTTACCCTTTGGCGGAGTTGCTCCGCTTCAAGGGCTTCTTTTTTGTAGCGGGAGGCTGTCTCTTGAAGTTTTTTCCAGTTGCTTTGATTCGACTCGCTGAGGTTGCGCGGCGGTTCGATCGCGGCGATTTCTGGGTCAATGTCTTCTGAGTGTTGGACGGGTTGCTCAGGCTCAGGAGCTTTGTCGCCGGGGGCAGTAGGATCCTCAGGAGGTGTTGAATTATTGCTTTCATTGGTTTGCGTTTGGTTGTTGTTTAGGCCGTCGTGGAGAAAATTTTCGTCGTCGGTAGGGCTCTCCTCCAGTTGCGGGGTTTGCTCAGGGGCAGGGGAAGTTGCTTCCTCGGTCCTTGCGAGTGCCTCATCGTCAAGCTTGTCAAACTCATCGAGGAAGCTGTCATCTACGGGGTCGGGATCAAGGCGGGGAGCCCCAAATCCTGCCACTCCGTTGTCGGGTACTATGTTTTCGTTTTCTTCGGTGCTCATAAATTACATGGTGGTGAATCCGGTTCCGGATCCATCGGTTGGAAGTTTTGTCTCCGAGAGAAGTTCGTCGATGACGTTTAAGATATATTCAGCGCCGGCCTTTTCTTTTGAAGAAAGTGCCACAGCCTCAATCGTGTCCCCCTTGAGTTGGGGGACGCGTGTCCTGAGATAAGCGCGAAGCTTAGCTCCCGTTGCTTGATCGAACTTCCGTAGATTCACGGAGTCCGCTGATGTCCATTCCATAAATTATTGTAAACCGGCGTCTATTGCTTGTTCTGATGATAGTGTTGGTTTGTACCTCATGCGAGGTGCGGCCATCATTGACTCGCTAGGAGAAGCAAAGATTGGTTTGCCCTGAGCGAGTCTCTGCTTTGCGAACTCTAGCGCTTTGTCCTGTATTTGTATAGCAAGTTTTGGGTTATCTTTGAACTGCTGATTTACCGGAACATCCAGAAGAAAATCGATTTCGTTACGGTTTAACCCGGGAACCATCTGCGGAATGTCAACGTACCCTTCGCTTGATAGCGGGGCATTCTTCCCAACCGGTCCGAAATCTTTGCGGTCAACGCCGACTGAAATCTCACCAGAGTATTGATTCGACCCGTCACGGCGCTGCATCATCCCAAGATAGCCGGTTCCCTTCAATGACCCGTCATCACGGTACCAAGACTTTTGGGCAGGATCCGGCAGCAGCGTACCCTTGTACTGCTGATCTGCCGGAGTCGATCCCGGTACGTGATTGGCGGAAACTCCCCCCATAGTTTAGTTCCTCCCGTCCGGATAATCTGCCGTTCCGGCATTGAGAGGCTTTTTGTAAGTTTTTGCCTTCATGTACTCACTTAAAGAAGCATCCCTGCCCGTTGGGTTTGGGGAATCTTGATTAGAAAACAAAGTGGAAAACTGCTCAAGCTGTTGGGCTTCGTGTTGTTTGTCGGCCTTGTCTTTGGCCGTGAGCGGTGCGGCAGCCTCCGCATTGATGTAGGCCATGTTGCGGATAGGACCTTCAACCGGAGCTTGATACGTTTCCTTTTTTTGGTCGGGTAAATTTACCGGAGCCATGCGCTGCATGGTTTGTGCCGTCTCAAGCTTTGCGGGCTCCATGTTGCCAAGACGCTGACCGACTCCGGCAATAATTCCAGCCGCGGGAACCCCAAGCCCGTTTAGGGCCTGTTGAGCGGCAGTAGTATTGGCGTAGGATCCTCCCATGTTTAGGCTTGCGTTAAGCTGCGGTGGGAGGTTTAGGAGGATTGGCGATATTGTCAACCATATTCTCCTGCCCGGGGCTTTGGGAAGCCATGCCTACGGCCTGCGCGGTGGGGTGGTGGACCTGAGGCGCACGCCCGTGTCCGCGGGGTGCCTGATGGTGCGCGGCTGCCGGGGTTACGTTTTTGGGTACGCCCTTGACCTGTCCGTTGGTAAGGTGGCGTACGGCTTGGTCCATCGCCTGATGGAACGGCGCCAGCATCTTTGAAGGCGTGCCCTTTGCCTCCGCTTGTTGGAGGTGGCCGGCGAAGTGTTTGATTGCTTGGGTGAGAGGCTGCACCAACTCGGGGGTAAGAGACCCCTGCGGAGCATTCGAGATAAGCGGAAGCAGCTTCTGCGCCATTGTCTGGATATGGACCATGTCGTTGTCGCGGGGACTGACGGGAACATCCTGACCGGCCATGATCGACTGCAACTCAATCACCTGCTGACGGGTAGCCTCGATCGCCAGTGCTTCGACTTGATCCTTAGGCAGGATCAGTGTGTTGGCGATTTCCTCCCCAAGCTTGCGGCTGATGTCAAGCTTCATAAGCTCGTCTTGGTTGACGTTCGGGTTGCCGGCATAGCGCTGGATCGTGAGATCGAGGAGCTGTGCATCCTGAGCCGTAGTGTCCGGCATGAGCTCCACCGCGGAGCTGTAGGCCATGAGCAGAATGTCGGAGGCCGGAACGTTACGCTCCATCATGTTGAGGCAGCATGCGATTGCTTCCTCGTTAAGGTGAGGAGGTACCTCAAAGGGTACCATAAACCGGGGAAGCTCCATGTAGCTTCGGTCAAAGGAGTCCACGACCTCGCGTCGTGCCCAGACAGCCTCGGCCACTCCCTGCTGCCTTGCCGCGTCAAGCAGGCCCTTCAGGTCGGCTGCGGCCTTGACGTGCTCGGGGTGGCAGATACCGCGCTGGATGCGCTCCACACCGCGGGACACCTGCTTGCTCCAGCGCATGAGGATACCCTCGCGGAGCTGGTTCTCAATGGCTGCGACGCGGTTGACCTCGCTGGCCGTCCGCTTTCCCTGCTTCTCACCGAGGGGTTCCCCGGGGAGGAAGGTTCCGATCTGAATCTCGGCCAGTCCGCTGATGAATTGGTCGAGCCTGAGGAAGTCGTCCACGTCCGCGGGGAGCTGGGTAGGAATCACTTCGTACCCTTCGGAGACATAGGCCACCGGGTGCATGACCGTAAGCGGGGGAACTCCCGGCTTGGCGTTCGGTCCCTTCCTCAGCAGAAGCATTCCCTTGAGATAGACGTTGTCCACGACGAGGTTACGGGCCTTGTCCACGGCGACGTGTGTGTTGTACAGATCGCGACCTGCACCACGGCTGGACATGAGTGACCCGCTGCCGACTTCCACGGCAAAAATTGCCAAGCATTCAGCCATCCCGTTGAAACGGTCAAGCTGCGTGCAAATCTCATCTCCGCTCTTGTCGTCAAACAGGAAGCGGGAAACCTTGCCGTTTGGCTCCCTTACAAAAATCTCTCCGAGCTCAACGTACTTGGCATCGTTCTCGTAACTGGCGCCGTAGCTGCCCTCTCGGATCCAATCCTCATACCGGCGGGCATCGTCGTCTGAATCAAGCGTACGACCCGCGGGGATCGCGTTGTTGATCGCCTTAACCAAGTTGTTGATATGCCATCCGGCGGCTGCCGAAAGCTGGGGGCTCTCAAGCACCGGCAGCAGGTCGCATATTTGATAGCGACGTTTGCGCCCAAAGATCGGGGTCTGCCCCGCCTCCTGAGGGGTCTCGATTGAAAAGAACGTGTAGTCTTGACGCATGAACTCAGGCTTCCAATCCCGCAGGTCGTCCCACACCCAGCCACAGAAGCCAAAGGTCGTGTTCTCGTGGGTCGTCTGGGCGATCAAGTCGTCCCAGCCCCTCCAGCTACGGATGGTTTTGGTAATCTCCTCGCGGAAAACTTTCGTCTTGTGCTCGGCGTCCACCGACTCGATCGGGTAGGAGGCATAAGTGAGGTAGGTGGCCTGCTCAATGACCGAACGGAACGGAGGCTGAATCCTCGACACCATTGTCGAAAGAAATCCTGTCGGACGGTTGCTCCTCCAATCCTGCCCCATGCTCTCAAGATACTTTGGCTTGTAGGGGGTCTCGTTGTTGAGCTTGCGCTGGATGAGCTGGTTTTTCTTGTTGCGCTCGACGTTCTGCTGCTTGAGCCGGCGGTAGGCGCTCCAAGCTCCCGCGGCATCCTTGAAGGTGCGACGTACCTGAAGCGTGTCCTTGTTGACCGTGTCAATCTCCGAACTGGTCGGGTTGACAATATCGAGCTTTAGAATTTCAGGACGGTCGTGCGGCTCCTTGATCTTCGGCGCACGGTGCGCGTAGGCGTCGCTGATAGAAGGGTCGAGGGGCTTGAGTACGTTTGCCATAGGATTTTATTTGTTTAGCCAGCAGAAGTCGGGAGTGTCGGAGGAGATTGCGAGATCCTCGGGCTGCATAAAGACAGCGGCACGGTTGTCGTGGCGCAGGATCGAACAGCCTCCGAGGACGGGGGTTGAGGTAGTTTCTCTAGCCTGTCTTACGCTCGCTGACAAGCGATCAGTTGCAGCAATGCAAGAATTACACCCTCCGCGCCAGTTGACGTTGTACGGGCATTTGCCACAAATCTGAGCCCGGGCCTCGGCCAGCTCGTCTCCCACAAGCGGGTGTTCGCTGGTAGAAGAGAGGATGTTCTTTGCCCAGACTTGGATGTCCCCCATGAGCTCGCCCATCTTTGTTCCGGTCACGACTTGGCGCACGGTCACCGAGTCAACGGTGTGGCAGTAGTCTGGGAAGTGGCCGCAGACGTAGTTGTCAACGTCTTCTTTGGTTGTGTTGTTGGGCAGCGCGTTCTCGGCACGATAGTCGGTGACCTTCTTGTAAAGATCGTTCATCGTGTCCGCGTTGAGTCGCACGTCGCCTTGGAAGTAGTGGAATCCTCCGGGCGGCACGATACCTTGGATTGGTTTAGCCACGGGAGGGTCGTAAGTTATTTGTAAGCCCATGTCAATCAGAAAGGTTGGCTACCCCGCATGGACTTGAACCATGACGAGCAGAGTCAAAGTCTGCTGTGCTACCATTACACTACAGGGTAAAAGTTTCATTCGCTGAAATCCACAAACTCCATCTTTTCGATGCGCTTCATCGGACCCTCGACTCGGCGTCGGGTATCGGGTTTGGGTGTCGTCATGGTCGGTACGCTGCCTGAGCGCTGGCGGAACAGAAACACCAAAAGACTCAGCGAGTCAAGTGCGTCGGGCGACTTCTGCCGGGTGCGCTTGCAGTACTCGGCCTTGCTCTCCACGCGCACAAGCCCCCGTCCCTTCTGCTTGTACCTCCGGCCAGTCGCCTCGCGCACAAGCTGTTCGTGCCGGAAGCCCGGGCTGATCTTGAGGTACCCGAACTCGAGGAACTTGGCCAAGCCGAAGATCAATTCAGTCACCACGCCGTGGTACATCTCGTTGGCCTTCTTGGTCTCGTCCCCGAGCACGTGCGTGTCGGTGGCCATCTCCGAGTAGTTCACCCCCATAACCTCGGTACCAAAGAGGTTCTTCAGGTTGTCGTGCACGCCGCTGCCGTTGCCAGTGCGATCGACGCACGTCCAGCCGGCGCCGATCTTCATCTGGTTGCAGAAGCGCATGATAGCCTGCGTCTGCTTGACCGTGTCGCCTTTTGGGAACGGCATCTGGCTGTCAATCTGGATGACGACCCGCGGCTTGTCGAACGACTCGAACTTTCCGGAGAGCGGCGTCCATCCGTCGCTCAGCCCGAAGCGTCCGTAGGTGCACATGAGCTGGTCGTTTCCCTCGAGCGCAAGATCGAAGCTGGCGAGGGGCACGACCGGCCCGGTGAAGCGCACGATGCCGACCGCGTTGTCCATCATGGCCGGCGTCATGATCGCCATGCTGACACCCTCCTGCGGGAACCAACCCCGGGCCATCGTGTAGTACTCGCCGGTGCGCCCGCGGCTCTCGTAATTCATGAAGCCCTCGTAGGTCTGCAGTCCGGGGTAGACGACTCGCTTCTCGCGGACGTTCTCGCTGCGGGCAGCGTCGAGCCTGAGCACGTGCCAACCGTCCCGGCTGGTCCACTCCAGATCATCCTCGCAGTCGATCGAACCCCAGCCGCGCTTCGGTTCGCACAGCTTGCCGAAATGGCTGGTGCGGTCCTTCGGGTTGCTGGCTGCGAACACCTTGATATGGCCGGCGTTCTCCCGGGTCATCGTCGAGCATAGGTTGTTGACGCCTTCCCAGACGCCAGCGGGGATCTCCTCGGCCTCGTCAAGGATGACGAAGTTGCGGGTCAGCTTGCCAAATCGGGCGTGGGTGCGACCGTTGCGTGGCGACGGGTGGAATCCGCGGAGCACGCCGAAGCCTGACTCGCCTTTCGGGATAGCCACGAGGTGGATGCCCTGCTTGCTGTCGGTGTTGGCCTGAATGCTCTTGACCAGATCCTCGCTGTCGGGCATTGGCGGCTTGACCAGTGCGGTGCGGTGGAAGTTCTTGATCGAGGCGAAGATGTTTCGCTCCGCGTGCTCGGCGGTCAGGGAGATGACCTTGATCGACGTGTTGCAGGGATCCTGCATCCAGCTCAGGTAGAACCACGCCGCGGCACCAAAGCTCTTCCCCATAGCGCCGGCACCCTGCACCAGCAGCTTGTCCTCACCGAACAGGTTGCGCCACACCTCCCGGGAGCTGCTCGGGCGCCAGTCGTACACGTCAGCGCCCCAGAGGATCGTTGCCGCGGCCTCAAACTGGTCGCCCTGCAGGAGATTGTCCACGTACCCCCAAACCACGTTCCGGGCGATTTCTGGGTCAAGCTCGAGCGATTGCGGGGGGTTTGCGGTGAGGTGCGTGAGGATCCAGTGGGCAGCGTACAGGATGCCGCGGTCCTCGTCTCGGTCGGCCTCCTCTCGGATCTTGGTGGCGACCCCGAGGAGCTTCTCGATCAGGGGTGTGGCTGCTACGGGATTCATAACATCAGATAACACGCATTATGAATAATTGCTACCGTTGATTATCAACGAGTTACAAAAAGTATTACAACGTGGGCAAAAAGCGCGTGCATTTTACTCTGACGGTGGGGCGCTGTCCCATTTTTCTGAATCTTCGCCGGAGGCGGAGGTTTCCGGCGCCACCTCGACAACCTCACCCGCGCCAAGCGCCTTTTGCGGATCCGGCAAGGTGACCAGCTCGGCATCGACCACATCCCTGTGCGGAACGTTGAAGAGCAGCTTCAGGTCGGAAGCTGAGTTGATCTGCAGCTTCTCAGGCGCAAACTCGCCGGCGATCTTGGCGTCCGCAAGCAGCGCGGCCAGACAGTCAAAGGTCTCGCCGGTATCCTTGTTGAAGGTTTTGGTCGGCGTCATGCCTAGCGCCATCTGCCGCAGCACCTCGCGCTTCTGGCTGAGGTCCATGACAGCTCGCAGGGCAACCTCCTCCCGGAACTCAGAAATCCTAGCCTCGACCTCGGGCTCCCGAGAAAGCTTGTATGACGACTGGTGAGGATACTTGTTCGCCGGGTATAAGATTTTGTAAGCCTCCGCGGGGGTTTTACCGTCGGCTATCAGGATTGCAAATTTTTCGTAACGCGGATTTGAAAGAGTGGGCATAAACGCGGGGCAGATTTATAGGTTCGATTTAGAAATGTGTGACAAATAGTCGCAGAAGAGACACAATGTCAATAACAAATCTGTTGTGGAGACTTTTTATGTAAATAGGATAAATACCCTACAAGTTTCCTATGACACACGAACCGCTTGCCAACTATCAAGCAATACTGAATAGTTCACCTACCGACCCGGTCAGCATAACACCGCGCTTGTCGATTGTTCTCTGCAAAGCCCTCGGCCAGCATCCTGATGCGCTGGTCGGGGGTTTTGTGTTTTTGTCAGAAAAAGTACCCATTTTTTCTTTCAAGAGTTACCATTGAAATGTAGTACAACACATTTACCACCAATGAGTAGTAAACTTCAAAATTCATCGAGTGGTTACCCGAATGTTCCCGATCGCGCACATTCAATAAAAGTTCACGAGCG